CACCATAATGCCATAACTGATGGTGTCGCCCTGGGTCACCCGCCCATTCCAATGGTAAACCACGCGCACCGTTCCATCTTCCGCCGCAAACACCGGTGTTCCCACCAAAGCGCGAAGGTCGATTGCCCTGTGCAGCGCCCCACTGTTATATTTCCAGCCAGCCGTAATCACATGCTGCGCCAACGGCCACCCAAAACATACTTCTCCATTCTTCAGCCGCATCTTTATCCTCCTTATCTTGTTCTCTTCCACATATAAACCGCCAGATAGGGCGGCATGTTGTTGTGGGCTTCCCCGGAACCGCCGGAGGCGACTGTTACGGTTTTGGATTCCCAGTTCGGAATACCCCAGCCACTTGATTGCGTTTGGACATACGCATCCGCAGAGCTTCCGGTTTTGGAGCATATTACGTTGCTTCCGTTGGCCACAGACAGCGAATAATTCGGTAGCTCGCTTTGTGTAAGCTTATGGGTGAATTCGCCCCCAGTGCTACCTGCGGGATAACTGCTGGAAGCAGCAAACAGGAAAGTATCAGATATTCTTTCCCACGTGCCACCAAATAGATTTGCCGGGCTTGTACTGTTTACGCTCATGTAAATGCTGCCAATCGGCCAGGCCGCAAGTTTTGCTTCCGCGATGGCTGCTTTTACCGCTGCTGGTGTTGCTGCAATTCCTCCGCTGGTCGAACTCGCTGAACTGGTTGAATCACTCAATTTCACACCGCCCAAAGTCGAAGCATTACCTGTCGGCAGTGTATATTTCGTATCTGTTGTCGGCGGTGTATATCCCAAAGCACTTGTCACATTCGCCTTTGTCAAACTAATCGTGCCGGAATTCTCCGTAATGTTACTCCCGATTTTTACACCACCCAAAGTCCAAGCACTCGCGGTTGGCAGTGTGTACTTGGTATCAGTCGTAGGTGGCGTATAACCCAGTGCATTTGTCACGTTAGTCTTACTAAGGCTGATCGTACCGCTGCTCACCGTAATATTGCTGCCAATCTTTACACCACCCAGGGTTGAACCTGTCGCCGCAGGCAGCGTATAAGTCGATCCACTACTTGCAGGTGTCATGTAAATCTGGTTTGCATTCAAAGTGCCTGCATTCTTGGCACTGTCATATTGGCTCTGTGTTAGGTAGTTAATTACTAAACTATCTAGCTTTGTATTTGTCGCCATAATCATATACCTCTCGTTACAATCGCACTGATTGCGGATAATTCGCTCGGCAGCCCAGTCAGTTTGCCGTTGCTGATGCTTAGGCTCAAACTGGTGCTGCTTGGGCTACCCCAGCTGGCGCTTTTGTAGTATCTATCGCCCTCAAACGCGATCAGGCTCGTAGTCTGCCCGCCCCAACCGCTGGAACTGGTCATGGTGCCGTAGCCCCAAATTTTGATTGCCCCGTCAGTGCGCTTAAAACTAACGCTGGGGTTGGTGTTCGTAATGGCATATGCCTCAATGTTGTTATTGCTGCTGCCGCTGCTTGACGATACATTCACCGTCACCTTGCCGCTGCCGTTGTGGTAGCCCGCTGGGATTGTATAGCTACCGTTTGCGGTCATGGTCTTGCTCACCGCCCCGTTGTTGGTCATGGTGCCGGTCAGTTTGCTGCCGTTCACATACGCCGTTTTGCCGCTCAGGATGTTGGCGGCGGTCGCGGTCGCATCGCTGGTATCCACGCCGCTGGAAGAGCCGCTTGCCGTCACACTGCCGCGGCCATTATGGTAGCCAGCCGGGATGGTCACGCTTGCGCCGGGCGCAATGGTCGATGTCCACGCACCGTTGTTGGTCATAGTACCGGCCTGGTTTAGATAACCCCTGTAATAAGTGTAGCTATATGATGGAGAAGGTGACGTTTCCGTATAATATCCGGAAAAATTGTATCCCTCCAGCACATAATCAGGGGAACATCGCCCCAGATAGCGCACATCAATGCCGAAAGTGTTTTCTCTGGAGTTATCCAATATAGCTCGCGAGCTGCCGCTTGCGTCCGTTGTATATGTTAAAAAACTTGTCGCTTTGGACTTCGGACTTTCATCCACAAGGCTGATTTGGGCAGAATCTACTACATCGTAATCAGCCTCCACAGAAACCGTACTGTCTGTCAAAGTCCCCGTCACTTTCTCCCCGTTCACATACGCGGTTTTCCCTTTGGCAATATCACTCGCCGTCGCGTCCGCGTCGCTGGTATCCGTGCCGCCAGAACTGCTGCTCCCAGCATAACTACCTGTCACATTAAAAATCTTCACACCGCTTCTAATGTTACCGGCGGTCAAATTGCTGTCACCCTTAATCGTCTGGGTTCCATTCAAATACTGGCCGGATGCAATGCTCTGGTCACTCGTTCCCGGCGTATAAGTCGCAGCACTCTTTTTCGTTACGCCGCTTCCCACATAAGTTCTCGATACTGCATTTACTGTAACCTGGCTCAAACCGTCATAGCCATTGTCTGCCTTGATCGTCTGTGCGCTTTCACTGGGGCTAACCGTCTTACTCTGCAAAACAGCGCCGCTGGCACCACCGGTCACAAAACCTCCGTGCATATCAACCTGATTGCTCCCTAAATAAACTCCCATAAAAATCACCACCTGCTAATTGTCACACTTGCTGCGCCCACACTAGCTGCCGTAATGCTGATAGATTTCGCACTGCTGCCATCCCATGCACCCTGGCTTGTCCCGTTCAGGTTAATCGTTAAAGCTGCATTCACCTTGTTGGCGCTCGTTGCGGCACCGCCTGCACTGCTGGACCCAGCATAATTGTGGGTGTGGCCGCTTGCCGCCTTACCATCAATCAAGCCTTTCAATACCTTGCCCTGGTTCGCGCTCAAGCTATCTGTGGTCGAAGTCGAAGTCAAGTTATCCTGGATTCCTCGCCATGTATTTGCCGGCACAGCCCAGGTTCCGTCTCCACGCAAGTAATATGTCTGTTGGCCTTTGGCCGGTGCCGGAACAAGTCCTGTACTGCCCGCCGCATCAGCGGTCGCTTTCGCAAATACGCCATAGGTTGTATTCGTATCCGGGGGTACAGCCCAGGTTCCGTCACTGCGCAGGTAACGGTTCGCATTGCCCGCCACCGGCGCAATCACCAAGCCGGTACTGCCCGCTTCGCTTGTGGTCGCTCCCTTAAAGGTGCCATAAGTCGTGTTAGTATCCTGGGTCGTAATCGTCCCGGTCGTGTTGTCGTCCTTTGTATAAGTAATGGTTGTACCGCTTACACTTAAATTTTTAATCACCCCGTGCGTATGGCTGCTCGGCGTAAAGGTACTCGGCTTGCCTGTTACGCTATCCCAGGTATGGGTATGTCCCATAGCCGCCTTGCCATCCACCAGGGTTTTCAACGCCTTGCCCTGCGCTGCGCTCAAACTGTCGGTCGTACTGTCGCTGGTCAAATTGTTTTGGATACCGCGCCAAGTGTCGGTGTCTGTCAGCTTGTCCTGCACCCATCCGCTCCAGGTCCCGTTTACACAATGGCGGCGGTAAGCGGCACTGTCGCTGTAAACAATCTGGGTATAATAACTTCCACTTGCCCGGTGAATCACAATCAAGCCAAAATAGTCTACGTTACTTGGTTTATTTGTCACGCTGTTGCTGCCGCCAGAACTGTAAAATCCTGGCGTCACCACATCGTTTAAGTTCTCGTTTGTCAATACAATCATGGCGGCTTTGCTCTCATTCAGGATCTTACCCTGGTTTGCCGCAAGGCTCTGGTCGGCCGCGCTGCTGGTCAAGTTGTTCACAACCGGCCGCCATGTGTTTGTGTCCTGTTTGGGTGGGGTGTATCCCAGTGCATCTTTTACATTGTCCGCTGTCACACTAAGCACTCCGCTGTTGTTTGTAATGTTCGCTCCGGTTTTCACGCCGCCCAACACACTGCTTGTCGCCGTGGGCAGGCTGTATTTGTTCGCTCCCTCGGCAATCCCATCCAATTTTTTCTTATCGGCTGCACTCATAAAGCCAGCCGCGCTCTGTGTAGCTCCCCCGTGCCCGTGGCTAATGGGCGCAAAAATGGTTTTCAGCTTGCCAAAAAAGTAGCTTAACCCCGCATTACTCAAATATCCCACTTTACCACACCTCCTCTTGGTCTAGTTTTTAAGACGCCAAAATTGTATCAATTTCAGTATTCTGGATCGCATCAATGGTAAATACCTGGCCCAGCCCATCCCACTTCTCGCCATTCCAGGCATAGTTCATGCCATTGCCAACGTCGTATACATCGCCAATGGTCTGGCCGCTGGTCGGCAGCTTGTCATAGCTTGCCACACTGCCTTTGTAACGGTACATAGCGGTAATGTCGCTCTTCAGGGCATAGGTGCTTGCCGCGCCAAAAGCATCCAGCTTCTTCTTGTCGGCAGTGCTCATCAGGCCATGGGTGCCCTGGGTGGCATCATTGTAGGTGGTGTTGGTGCTGGGGATACCCAATGCCGTAATATCGCCCTTGGCAACCGCAGTCACAGCGCTTACATGTCCGGTCGCATCCACAGTAATTTTGTACAGGCCACTGTCATGTGCGGTATAGCTGGGGTGTACATACTTGTTGGCACCGGCAGCAATGCCGTCCAGTTTTGTTTTGTCAGCGGCGGTCATCAAACCGTGTGCGCTCTGGGTTGCATCGTTGTAAGTGGTATTGGTCGGGGTTGCCCAAGTGCCATCACCGCGCAGATACAATCCCTGCTGCCCTTTGGCAGGTGCGCTCACCAGGCCGGAACTACCAGCCGTATCAGCGGTCGCACCCTTAAAGTTGGTATAGGTGGTATCTTTGTCAGCAACCCACTTGGCCGTACCATCGGCACTCCAGCCCAGGATCATGCCGTCAGAACCACCTACCGGGATGTGCTTGTTGCCGCTTGTAGCTGGATGTACATATTTGTTTGCACCGTCCGCAACACCGTCCAGCTTCTTCTTATCAGCGGCACTCATCAGGCCGGCGCTCGTGGTGCTTGCAGCTCCATAGGTGGTGTTCGGAGGGGTCGTCCAAGCACCGGTCGAATCCAGCCAGCGCTGCGCACCCTTCGTCGGGCTGGGCACCAATCCGCTCTTGCCATCCGCATCAACCGTTGCGCCGCTCATCACGCTGTAGGTGGTATCCTTTTCGTTTACCCACTTAGCGGTGCCGTCCGCGCTCCAACCCAAAATCTGGTTGGCACTGCCGCCTGCAGGGATATGTTTATTCCCGCTGGTTGTCGGGTGGATGTAATTCATCAGGCCGGCCAGTTTGGTCTTTTCTGCCGTGGTGTAATCATTGGTCGAAAGCCCCTTGCCATCAACCTTGTCTACCTTGCCCGCCAGCAAAGCTTTAATCTTCTGACAAAAATAAAGCAGACCGTCATAACTCAAAAATTTCATATTATCCCCTCCTATTCGTCTTTGAATAAATTATCAATTTGGCTGTTGGTAATCTCGTCAATCACAGCTTCCGGGCTTGGGGTGTTGATAATCAGTCTCCCATCTGCATCCGCCGTCACGCTCGTAATGCCGGTGCCGCGCACCTTTACCGTACCTTTTGCCACATCACCATGTTTCAGCTCCAAATTGACTTCTGTGGCATCAGCCTTGCTGGCCCCAATTGTAAAATCAGTATCATTCAGCATTACCCAACCAGAGTTATAAATATATAAATCTCCGGGCGGCAGGTAATAAATCTTCCCGGCCAGCGGGGCCAATGGCAGCTCACTCACTCGTTCCAGATCGCTTCCAATCCGAACTCGCCCGCCGGCTGTGTCCCGGTAAGTGTTTCCCGTATCCAAGCAGCATACCAGCTGTCCATCCACAATAGGAGTTTTATCCAGCTGCGACTGTTGGATCTCGCATAAAGAAAGTTTTGACATCGTAAAACTCCTTTTTGTAACAATAAAAAAACCGCCTACCTGCGTACAGATAAGCGGTTTCGATTCAGTATTTAATTTGACAAATTTTGCATTGACAGTATAATAATAGCAGAACTAAGGCACCAACGTTTATTCCTTTTTGCCATATCTTCCTCATAGACGTAATAGGCGGTCAAACCTCCCATCTGCCGCAAGGCATTGTGGAGCGCCCTTACTTTGCCTTCCGGTAAATTTATTTTTGCCAGGAGGTGATGCTTATGCCGGATCTATCCTTTGTTGATACCATTGTCATTATTGGCGTTGTGTTCACTGGGGTACAAACTGTCGTAGCAGTTATCACGTTTTTTCGTGGTAATAAAAAGTAAAACCGCCCTGTCGCCCACAGAACGGTTTTTGCTATGATGGTTTAACTGTCATACATAAACTATAAACTGAGGTAGACCGTCTATGTCGGTGCCTTAGTTCTACTATTATTATATATTCAACATCGTTGTTTGTCAATACAATATAAAACCTTCGCTGCACAGTGCATGTTCTCCTTATTTCGCAAAACACTGGCTCCACAGCGAAGGCTATTTTTTATGTCAATTTGAAATAACTAACCGCTTGGCCGTCTCAGCCAATGGTCTTCCAGGTAATAGCGCCCTCAACAACCTTCACGCGGGTATCCATAGCGGTATTCAGGCCATCTGCATACGCCTTGGCAGCATCACGGGCAGCATCAGCCTTGGTGGTGGCATCCGCAGCGGCAGCGCTGATGGCCTCGCTCTTGGCGGCAGCCAGCTGTTCAGTGCCCACCTTGGCATCCCAGGCGGCCTTCTGTTCCTTGGTCACATGGATGTCGGCATTCGCAGCGTGCGTATCCAGGGCGGTCTGCACAGCCTTGATCTTTTTGTCAGCTTCGGCCTTGGTATAAGCATCGGGCACAGCAACATACAGGCCGTCTTCCTCAATGGTAATGGAGTTGTCGGCCTTTGCGCTTACCTTAACATTTACGCTGATCTTATTGTCAGCAGAAACAGTAACCTCAGAGGTGGAAGTTGCCAGACCGGTGTAAACATCAATCAGGCTGCCAACCGGGATCTTGATCACATCGCCGCTGGTAATGGTCAGCTCAATGTTTTTGTCCTCGGCATTATAAGTACCGCTGGTTACAACCAGATCCTTGCCCAGCGCAATGGTCAGTTCATCGCCGCCAAATACCGGCAGCTTGATGGTGCGGGTGCTTGCGTCATAAGTCGGTGTATGCACAACGCCAGTCAGGGTGGTAGCAACGGGGTCGCCGCCCTTGGCAACACTCAGCACGCCCTCATTGTAGGTAACATCGGTAACAAACTTGCCCTTGGTATTCTCAACGGCTTCGATCTTGGCGTTGACGTAATCGGCAACAGCCTTGGTGGTGGGCACATTGTCATCGCTGGCGTTGGCAGCCGGGATCTCAGTTACGGTGGCCTTGTTCAGCTGGATATAGCTGGTGCCATTGAACACATGCAGGGTGAAGTCGCTGGTGCGCACATAAATAACGCCCTGTACCTGGCCGGAACCGGGCAGGCTGCTTACCAGCTTGCAGCTCTTGGTGTACTCAGTTGCGCCCTTAAAAATCTGCAAAGTGTCAGTCAAAAAATACAGGGTGTCGTTATCCTTTGCCTGCAGGGCTTCAAAGTTAGCTTTGGTGCCATAATTAAATTTTACTTCTGCCATAATCATTTCTCCTTAAATTTCATGTTGTCGGTTAAAATTCCTGCCAAACAAATCCAGTGCTTGCAGTGCTGAACGGTTCAACAGCAAACTTCCCGGTGTCCAACAGCTGTACAATCCACGGCTCATACTTGCCCTCGGTGTTTTTAATCATTACGGTCTGCCCGGCATAAGTGTCGCTGCTGTTGTTCAACTGCTCATTGGCTTGCCCGTTGCTGTCAAAAACACGGGTACGGGGGCGGATCGCCTGTTTGCTCTTATCGTCACGGATGTAATAAAATTCCGATGTATCCTTGGTAATAACCAGGTCCTTCTCGTCAATAATTCCATTCGTAATCGCTGCATCCAGGTTTTCCGCGTTACCATAGCCCAACTTGCTTGTGGTTGCCATTCTCCCAACTCCTTCCTCCATTTGTTGCTATATAGAAAAAACGCAGGCGGCTAAGCCTTAAAACTCAACCACCCGCATATTTCCATCGGTTGTACTATCACCGCCACTGCCGGAACCGCCGCTGCTCTTAATCTCTACCGCATTGCCAATCGGGCTTCCGTTGGCGGTCAGCTGCAGCATCTCATTCTTGTAACTCAGGTTGTCGGCCTTGCTGTTCATCATGGCGTTGTTCTTATCAATCATGGCCTTCAGCATGGCCTGCATCGCAATAATCCGCTGGTCTAAAGCATTCAGTGCTTCGTCCGGGATCGTGGCTGCCCAGTCGTAAACATCAATAATTTTAATTTCGCCCGGTCCAACCTTGCGGATGTACTGGGTGGTCATGCCTTCAGCATCCATCTCAATGTTACCAAAGGTCAGCTGGAACTCAATCACACCGGCCTCACTGGTCAGCGCTGTGTCAAAGGGCAGCTTATATTCCAGCTTGTTTTTATACAGCTCGTCACTCAGCGTCAAAAACTCGGTGCGGTATTTCTTGCTCACCGGCAACCGGTATTCCAGCATCACCACATAGTCGCGCATATCCTTGCCCTTATATTCCGGGTCAGCCAAAAAATGCAGGGTGTCTACCAGTTTGCTCTGCTGCATCACGCGCTCCACCACACTGGCGGTCAGGGTATTGTCCTCGTTAATCAGGATCGTGTACATTGCTCGTCTCCTTTCCGCTCACAATGTAGTCAAACTCATTGCGGCTGATTTTGCCCTTGTGCCACAGCGCATTTAGGGTCGCTTCTTTTAATCGGCGATCCAAATACAACCGCCGCAAACTCTCCACAAAGTCACTCATAGCACACCTCCTTCAATCAGGCTTAGGGTATAAGCATCAATAATAGCCTCAGGGGTTTTCGCCCCCAAGGCTTTCAGCTTGTCATATTCGTAAACACTGATCTCTTCCAACTGCACAGTATCGTATCCTGCCGCCGGAATGTTATAGTATCCGTCCACATGCCAGATGTAGCGCCCATCACTGCTCACAATTCCTTCGGCATCATCTGCTGTGCAGTTTACCATAATCCCGTGTTTTGCCTGGTATTTCACAAAACTCAGGTGGTCAAGGGTATCAATCACCTGGCCGTTATATATCACCTTGTAATACATTTCGTCCCTCAACCTCCTTTACACGCTGAACATCACGCGCACGCCATGCTGCTCAGTCGGGGTAACATAGCTGTAAATCTGACCGTCTGCCGCAACTTGCAAAAAGTAATCTGCATACTGAACATTCGGGCTGCGTGTCCAATAAGTGGTGGCCGCGCCATCATCGTCATAGCAGATTCGGCTCTGATTATCCGTCATGTAACTGATCGTTGTACCTTCATAAATATACGGCTCACTGTTCATGCTGGGGTTCAGCTCATATGCAGCCGGTATAAAGAAGTAACAATCCGCCGTCACAATTTCCTTGGATGTTCCGCCCGCACTGGATGTCACTTTTACCTGCTGGATCAACTGCTGCCATCCAATCGGCAAGGCATTCGGCAGCCGCTTGTCCAGGTAGGTGCGCAGCGTTGCTGCGGGCCAACCGCCATTGTTGTAATAGCTGCTGGTAACTGGCATCTTGCGTGCCAGCGTATTTTTCGCCAAAAACGTCATTGCGCAGCGCTTGTTTGTATTATCGCTTAAATAAAACTGCTTAAATCCGCACATCTCATATTCGCGGGTTTCATGCGGCCATGCAGCCAGCTTCCGGCAGGCATTGTCGCCCAGGTCTGCATACCAAACTTTCGCCCAGTACACATCACCCTTGGCAAACCGTTCATATTCCCCGTCATCTGCTTTGGCGCAACCAAACACCAGCGTTGCATTGGTCTGTGTAATTCGTCCACGGTTAATCTCGGTGTAAACAATGTCGTCACCGTAAATGTTAGCCGTATACACATGCAGGTTGTTTTCGCCCTTCTTGTGGCGCATTACCACCATGTCACGGGTTCCAACTGTGGCAGCTGCTGTGCTTTCGGTGCCCCAACTGATCTTAGCTCCATTATTGTTCCAAATGCGGATACCGTTCATGCCGTTGGTTTCAAAACACTGCATCAGCACAGCATTGGCCGTATCGGTTGTGGTCATCCGGTAATCTACCGCCAGCACCCAGTCCCGGTCTTCCTTCAACAGCTGCGCACCGGTGTCCACATAGTTGGTGCCATCAAAGGTCTTTTTCTCGTTAATCAGAACCTTCTCTTCAATGTCAGAGTAGCTAAAGTCGTTGCCCATCGTAATGGTCACAGCGTCCTTGGGGCTAACTACCTTATTCTCCACACCAACTTTTTTCATTGCGTAAATTTCAACCGGGCGCAAACTGCCAATCTCTTTGCCGTCAAAATAACCAGAGGTATATTCGCAGCTGTCATATACCGCATTGATGTCCTTGTCTCCGTTCACATATCCGCCCTTGTCCCAATGGTCAAACAGGTAGAACTTATAGGCACCTTCCTCCGCCGTGTAGGTTGGGGTATCGCCTTCGTACAGCACCATGCTGCCATAGGGGGCAACTGTTTTCTGTTTCTCCACACCATTGTTCAGGTAGCGCACGGTATACTTCCGCACACTCTCGGTATATTTGGCCGTTACGGTCTGGTTGGTAAATACTGTAACAAACTCTGTGTCCCATCCAGCATAGGTAAAGTCAGTGCTTACTGTGCTCTTCTTGGTCGGCTTCGGGATCGGCTTCTCCGCACGGGTCACAGGGTCAACAGCCTTACCACCCTTGTCAATGTACTGCACATCCAAAACTGTGTGCTCGTCATCATCATTCACAAATGTCCAGGTAAACTGTTCCACCAGCGTGTTGTAGCTGATCTTCAAATCCGGCCACTGTGTATTAAACTCTGCCAGCTTCTTTTCACGCATAATGGGCACATGTACCTTGCCCTCCAGTACAGAGTGCTCGGTGTTATAGCCGTTCTCATCCAGGCCGGTCATCGTGTACAGCCGGTCAAGCAGCGCTGTATCCTCGCATTCCCAATCAAGGCCAGTCAGGCGCACGCGGTTCAAACCTGTGCATTTTTCCAACATAGCTTTCAGGTCAATGGTCGGGCAGCTTTCCACAACCAGTGTGGTCATGTTCTCATAGCTATCAATCTTCAAATCGGTCAGGTGGTTCAGGTTCTGTGCCGTCAGGCTTGCAATCGCAGGCAGTTCAGCCTTTTCAATCTTGCCGCCCTTAGCAAACGCCACACCGGTAATACCGCTGCCGCCGGCATAAAAATCGGTCAGGTTTACACATCCCGCCAAGCTGATGGATTTCTTCAGGTTTGGCACATTCTGCAAATTCAGGTGCTCCAGCAGCGTATTGTTGCCAACCGCAAAGTCGGTCATGTTTGTGTTGCGGTAGCCTTCGGTGCCGTTGCCAACCTGCAAGTCGGTCAATTTCACACCATGGCTAAAATCAACATACCCAGGGTAAAACCCGCTAATGTCGCCAATGCTCTGCATCAGGCTGGCATTGTAAACATAAACCTCGGTATCGTTCATAGCTGCAATCGGGCACTCAATCGTGTAGGTCTGGCCGCGCTTGCCGCGCATTTTTACCGGGTTGGAGCCATACAAAACACTCACATAGGTATCTGCATACGGGCGGATATGGAACGTGCCATCCGGCTGCACACCTGTCCAGTTGGTCGGGGTATAGCCGCGAATCGTCATATCATCAGCCGTGCAGGTTGTACCGCTGTACTTGCTCGCAATATACTTTTCCTGGTACTTCTGGTACTGACGGCGCTGGTGGCGCTTGTTGCCGTGCATCATGGGCAGGTAGCTGGTCGTACCATTGTCTTCATAAGTGCGGAAATATTTGCGCCGCATGTCCATGATCCAAAGCTTTTCGGGCTTCACATCCTGGTACGCCTCAATCTTGCGCAAAATACGGTTTGCACTCCAGGCCAAAGCACTCTCACGGTTCAGGTACATTTTCTGCAAGTCTTCCGCAAAAAGATCTCGTACCTTGCACCACAGCTTGCTGTCCGCCGCGTTAAACACGCTCTTGGTGCCAATGGCGTCGGTATCCTCATAGCCGTAAGTCAGTGTCAATCCGCCCTCGTTGTCGTTGCCCTGGCAGGTATCGTTATCGTAATCCATGCAAAAATCCCAATGGATCAGATCTTCTGTGTGGGGGAACACATTCTTGGCGCGGTTATCCACCATTGTGTGGCGTTCAGTAAACAGATAAAAGAACAGCACACTGTCCTTGATAAAGTGGTCCTCAAAGTGGGTCTTAAACTCTGTATCATCTGCATTTACTACCCAGGTCAGCAAACTCTGCCAGGCATTCTTTGCCGCCTGTGTTTCTTCCTCGGTGCAGTTTTTGCTAATATAGCGGAACTCAAAGCTGTGGTCGCCGTCCCAGGTTTCCTGGCTCAGATCATCACTCAAAAAGCGGGTCTGGGCATCGGTGTTGTTATCAATCTCAACAATAACTTCCTTGTGGTTTTCGGGATCCATGCCCTGGGTGTCGTTGTTCTTCTTGCTGTTGCCAATATCACCGCAGGCGTAAAAATGCCACTGGCCGTCCTTGAACACCGTCGCGTTCTCCACGTCCGTCTCCTGGATAAACACCACGCACGGGTAAAACGCCATAGTGTCGCGCACCTTCGGGTTATCTTTCTTTGCCTTGCGGGTATATGGGTTAAACGTGTTGTATTCATCTGCAATGCAAGCGTTGTTTGCGTTTTCAGAGCTTGCAATGTTTACCTTGATATTAAAATATTTCTCCGGGATACTGTTCTCGGTCAAGGTATAGGTGTTGCCGGTGCTATCGTCGCCAAACGTAAATCCGCCGGAACAGTTAATATCAATGTTTCGTCCGCTCTCGCCATACGCATTGGAGCTGGTGCCCTGGCCTTTATGGCTGCCGGTCGCGGTCCAGTTATCCTCCACAGCGCGTCCGTTCTTATAAATCTGCTGGATGGTGGTATCAAAAACCTCATTCTTTTTGCCGGTCGTAAAGGTCGGGGCGCTGATCTTGATAATGCGCAGGTCCGGGCATTTTTCAGCCAAAAGATCAGCATCCAGCTCGCCGCTCACATTGGTAATATCGTTGCGGTTGTAGCGTTCAATCATCAATTCGGCGTTCTTGGCATCCGCAATAAAGTTGTCCAGGATCTCATCGTCCGTCAGCTCCATGCCGTAGGTTTTCATGCGGTATACCTGCACATCACAGTCCGCAGAGCCAATCGTAATACCAACCGGGCTTGCCTGTGTAAAGTTGTCGCTTGCATCGTACAGTTCCACCTTACAGGGAATACCGTCGCACCATAGCACCATCTCTTTATACTTGCTGTCCGGCAAAATATTAAACTCAAACTCCAAAAAGTCATCTTCGCAAATCGGCAGCTCAATGCGGTTCTGCTGGCTGGTCAGGGTAATCTTCTGTGCCTGTACCGTCAAACCAACGTTGCCATTTGCGCAGGTTAGCGCCGTAGCATCGTAGTCTCGCACATTGGTGGTCTTAAACACCAGCTTAAAGTTCTTACCCTTCTTTTTGGCATCGTCCGCAAACAGCTTATAATCCAGCGTAGCGGTAGTTCCGGCTTTCACGCAAAAGTAAGTATCGCCGTCCTCGTCAATCTGGTAGCCGCCATTGCTCCAGTCAAAGTTATCGCTTACCGTCATCGCGGTATTACCATCGGTCCACAGGCGGTTTTCGTCCGCATTGGTTCGGCCAGCCGGGTTAAAGTCAAACATCAGGTTGGTTTTCACCGGCTCAATGTTAATACCCAGCTCGGTAATTTTTACATTGATGGTCTTTACCGTCTCGCCGCAGGTAATGGTCAGCACATGGCTGCCAATCTCACTGCTCTTGAACGTCCAGGTCTGTTTGGTTCGTCCTACTGTCAGCTTGCTGGCAACAATGCCGTCCACAGCCAGGGTCACATTGGTGTTGCTGCTGGCCGGGTCATACACGGTATAGCTGATCGCAACATTGCTGTACTGCTTGGCACTGTAATCCAGCACGGCGCAACTAATAATCGGGGTATTATTGCCCTCTTCCACCCACATAATATCGTGGCGCAGGGTGTTGCTTGTTACCTGTTTGCCATTGATCTCCGCCGTCATGCTCACTTCCAGCAGGTGGCTGCCGTGCTTCTGGGCTGACAAATTGTAGGTCATCTGGCGGCCTGTCACTGCAGTGCTTGTTCCGCCAATCGCCTTGCCATCCAACTTAAAGCTGATGTTTTTGGCAATATTGCCATACGGAGTAAACCGGTAAGTTACTTCGCCGGAATAAAAAAGAGAGTCATCAAAAATGCTCTCCAAATAAAACTCAACAACATTAACCGACCAGTTCTTGCTGCCCACACTGCCCATGCTGTCCGTAACCTGCAGCCGCACGGTGTTGTCACCGCTGTGCAAGTATTGCGTCACATCAAAGGTGTTCTTGCCCTGGATGATGGTCGTGGTTGCCACCTTGGTGTTGCCCACATACCAGTTGCCAGTCGCATTGCCGGTGTCATCGCCAGCATTGTCCACACTCGTAAACTTAAAGCTGATCAATGCACTGTCACCCTGAACTACAGTCAGGCTGCTGTCACCAATTCGTTCAATGGTAATGGTGCTGGTTGTCTCACCGCCGCCACCGCCGCCACCTTTAATGGTAACAACAGTCTTGGTTGTGCCGTCTTCCAACAGGCTCAAATGACCGTCATCACTGGTGTAAGTAATGTCGTACTCATGGCCGTTGCTGGGCTTAATATCCTTGATCTTTTCCTGGATTTCTGCAATGTCGCTGTTGGCCGTATCCACACTGCTCTGCAAAGCTGTCACGGTATTCTTGGTCACAGTCAAATCATTGGTAAATCCATCCAAAGCAGTTTTGTCCGCCTTATCAGCCAGCAGTTTGTCGGTTGCTTCCTTATTATAATAATCACTCTGCAAGGTGTTCGGCAGGTCGCCCACACTGTCCTGCAAAGCTTTCACGGCTTCGTTGTTGCTGGTCTTGTATTCGTCCAGCGCTGTGCTTACCGGGTCTACCGCCGCGCTGATCTTAGCATCTACCGTCTTGCCATATGCGGTCGTCCACTCTGCGCTGGGGTCGGTGCTCAAGGTTACAGTTTTAATCACTGCATCGCCGTTATAAAATGTTAAAGCACGGGTGCCCGCATCATACGCACAGTTAAAAGCCGCTAATCCGTCGATCCCGGAAATCTTACCTTCCAGCAGCGTAACAAAGCCATCCACCTCTTCCTTGTTATAATACTTGGCAAGTTCCGTGGTCAGCTCAGTTTTCTTGGTGTAGTTGGTGTCAAGGTCACTCTGCAGCTCCTGCTTAATACCTGCCGCTGCATTCTGGATCTTATTATCCACACCCGCCGCAGCATTGGCTGCATCCTGGGCGCTGGCCTGTGCGGCACTGGCATAGCTGGAAGCCTGGCCAACCTTCTCGTCCATCAGGGCAACAAAGCTTGTGTACCAGTCTTTGTCCGGTTCCACCATCTTGGTGCCACTCAAAGCCTCCAAGATATTCAGCTCGCCGTCTGGTCGTGTGCGCCACATATAGGTCTCGCTGCGTTCATTTACACCGGTTGCAGTGATCTCAAAGCGCACTGTCCCCTTCTTGCTTGTCACACTATTTGTAACCAGCCAATAGAACCGGATCGTATCCTCGTTGTAGGTAACATTGATCGGCGTAGCATATGCTTCCTGCCCGTCCACATTCAGGTAATGTACCTGCAGCATCATCTGCATCAAATCAATGCCGTCATATCGCCGCGGCATCTTAAACGGAATCACCTGGCTGTTGGTTTCCTGGGTAATGTTGATCTGGCTCTCGTCCATCACAACATTTTTCATCTCGTCAATGGTCGAAAACGCATCGTCGTTATATTGGCTGTACCACAGGTATTTTTCACTGCGGGTGTAGCCGCCGTCATCATTGGCCTGCGCCTGTGGCATATCAACCACCGCGGCCATGGGGGCAGCCTCGGCCTGCAATGCCACAGGCTCTGCTTTGGCCGCCATCTCAGCCGCCATCCGTTTCGACTCTTCAAAACTTAATGCCATGTTTTCCTCCTCCCCTTTCTATTTTTTCAAACAAACAATACAATATGGGCGTGGCACTTATCGCCATCGCTGTTCAGCTTCACGCGCCATTGGGTGTACACTGTGGATGTGTTCAAAGCCTGCTGCTTGTATACAGCCTGCAGTCCGCTTCCGCTGTCCCACACGTCCGTCCAGTTGCTGCCGTCGTTGCTGGCCTGTACCCACACTTGGTTAAGTCTGTTTTCTGTTCCGGTCTTACTCACACTGACCACAACCCATGCGTGCTGGCAACCGCCGGTCGTCACCACGTTGCTGTAATGGTCGCCGTTGGTTGTATCCTTATCAATCGTTGCAATTCGGCTTCCGGCTTTACCAGTCAAGTTGGCAATGCCTTCGCCGTTCACAATCTTATCTTCTGTGCAGCCAATCCCTTTGCGGAAATCGGCCAGGTTCACGCGCACTTCCGGTGCCCAAAAATTGCCGTCACTTTTGTATGCACCCTCGTCAATATTACGCAGCGCAAAATACTCGCTGTCGGTTCCAAACCCCATGTCATGGGCAAAGCCATAGCTGCGCCTGGTCAGGGTACCCTGCGTGCAGTTGCCATTCTTATCAATAAACTTCTTGTCGCTGGCCACATCATTGGCGGTTGCCGCATTGGTGGTATCATCCTCCAACAGGGCTTTGGCCGCCGTGCTTGCGGTTCCCCACAGCCACATCACGTTATCGTAATAGCAGCCACTGTAAATATCGTTGGTTTTCTGGTTGTCTGTGGCTACACACAGTCGGGTCACACCGTCCTTTTTCTGCACGGTCATCTTGGTGCTCTCGCGCTCGCCGCCCTGCAGCTGGGTCGTGGCAGAATAAGTCTTGATAGATCCTTTCACCAACTTGCCATCTACCCAGGCGGTTTTTCCTTCCAGGATAGATTTTTCATCCGCAGTGCCCGGCGTATTGCTGCCCAGCCCGCTTGCGCTGATTGCACCGCCGCTATAATAGCCGGCCTTGATCTGGTAGCTTTCGCCGTTGGCCAACTCTGCCGTTACATTGCCGTAATTCTGCATGGTGCCGGTTTTCAGGGTTTTGTTCTTGCTGTAAAATGTCTGTCCTGCCAGCACCTGGTCCGGCAAAGCAGTTGTGGCAGCCAGCTTGGAAGCCCCAATGCCGCTGCCGTTAGTAAAATTTACAATGTTTCTCCTCGTATCGTACTGAAAAATCACCCACTGCCCAGCACCAATCGCACCGTCACCCAGTTTCTCTGTGCCGCAGTAGGCGTTGCTGGTCATGTCTTTGCCATTGATCACCAGTCTGTGCCCGTCACTGAACGCCGTGGTAAAATATGCTTTGCCGTTGGCTGCGTTGCTGTAACTGCTGCCGCTCTTGCATGTCAGGGTATGGGTCCCGCCGCTGTAACTGTAGCTGTATTCATGGATCATCATGTCGGGGTCAAACTTGCCGTCAATGATGTAATTCACCGCTCCGGCATAGTGCTGCTCCAGTGCAGTAATCGCATGTTTCACATGGTTAATATCCGCCGCTTTAATAATGTATTTGCGCAGGCCGCTGTTCTGGTTCAGGTAATTGCTGGCCTCGGTATACTTGCCGTCTGCCAGGTACTTGGTGTACTGGGCTGCCGCTGCGGCATGGCTGCTATCCAGGTCGGCATTGTCTTCAAACGTATCAATACCTTCCGGGAACTTTGTATAGGTATCTGCCATTGCTTATCACTCTCCGGTCTCATCTTTTACAGGGTACGGGTAATACGGGTAAAACCTCATCAGCGTCACATCCATCGTTCCCTGCCCCAAGCTCTTATCAATCTTTTTAATAATAAATTGCACGGCTGTCTTGCCGCCCATGTAACGCGGGCAGTATTCAACCTTAGTGTTCACATCCAGCCACGGCACCAGCAGCATCTTCACCGTAATGCTGTCGGTCAATCGCGCCCGCTTCCACAACTCGTATTCGGCAACATCCAAAATGCCGTCATCTGTAGTGTAATTGTCGTACTCACCGCCGCTCAAAACCACATTGCGTCGTCCAATTCGTTCAATGCTGAACGGGCTGTTCAAAAACTGGTCGTCCTCCTCATACCCTTCAATATCCGGGTTAGCGGTACTCACAACTTCCAAATTCTGGCAGTTCTCGGTTTCTTTCAGCTTGTCCAGCTCTTCCTCGCTCGGCTTTGTATCTTTCAGCATCACCATGGCGTGCGGCTGTACCTGCCCATAAAAATAAAAGCGCCCTTTGCCGCCATTCTCATTCGGGGAATAATCGGCATCGTAGCGCACCACATATTGTATTTTTGGTTTCATGCAGTCCTGCCTGGCCTTTTTGTTGTTGCCGGCTTCATCTGTGCTGATGGTATACAGGCTCAAAACATCGGTCACAACCGCATCGCTGGTCTCTGTTGCTTTGGCACTGATCTTCATCTGGTACCCTTTGTCAGCATCGTACAGGTCGGCCACATTGTCCGGCGGCGTAAACAAAATCAGCTTCTTACCATTCAATGCCAATCCAACTACGTTTAATGTTATGGTTTTCTTTGTCGTGTCCACCACCAGGTCTGTGCAGCTCACATCCGGGCTTGCCGCAGCGCCAAACACCTCAACGCAGTTTCGCACCTCGCTGTAATCCACCGTTGCGTCTTCGCTGATGATCAAATCATTGAACACATCGGCATTTAGCACCAGCGGGTCATCCTCACAGCTTGGGATCTGCTGGCATTTGAACACATCATCCTCAAAAAATATTTCAAACGGGTAATACAAATCACGCAGCTGTGTCAAAATTGTCCACACACTGGTCGCTGCATCAAACTCCTGGTCATAAGGGATCGTTCGGTTCCAATATTCTACAAATACTTTGTTAATCCCCACTTCCTGTAATAGCTCCACCATCGCCCTGCGGATTCCGCCCCCGGCCTTAAACACGGTTTTAATACCTGTCAGCTGTCCGGCCAACGTGTCATTCAGCATTGCTGTCAGATCCATACAGTTAATGGTCAGGCTCCGGGTCTGCGTGTCATAGTTGTATCCGTTCTGGCTGAACACATATACCCCCTGGCTGTACCAGATAATATCGTCCAGCATCGGGGTCTTCACACCAATGTAAATCCAAACATACTTGTTCATCCACTCGCTCTCGCTGTACTGGCTGATCGCATGTTTTTCGTCCAGCACAATGGTCGAAGTGTACGTTCGCCGGATGTCCGCATCTGCATCTACGGAAATTCTTCCCTCGGTCGTAATGCCCTGCAAACTGTCAATCGTCTTCATCCGGTCGTTCAGCAGGTCAATGCGGGTGTACAGCTCAATGTTATGGGAGTATAAGGTTCGTATGTCTTCTGTGCTTGGCACATACATCGCGCATCAACTCCCTTCAATATCTTCTGTAATAAACCCGTTGCGGTACAAATCGGTGCTGCTCTCCAAGCTGCCAATCTCCACAAAATCAAACGCCACGGCAACCTTGTCATAATGATCACTGTAGCTGATACTCGGCTGGTTAATAATGTTCGCCATCCAGCTGCGTCCGTCAAACAGCTTCAGGATCTTCGGCTTCTTGTTGGTACACCAGTCCACAAACTGCTTGCGGTACCGGGCACCGCCATCCCCGTCATAATCATCCGTGTCAAAACTGTATTTCAGCACAGTGGCCGTAAAATTGCCCTGCTCATAGTTCAGGTCGCTACCGTAAATTACATACGGGTAACGGCTGCTCATAGTTTCCACCACACTGTTTGGCTGTGTTCTGGTCGTACTGGTCACGCTGGCATCAAATAACAGGTGATAACTAATGTCTCCGTCCGTCAGCACCGCACCGTCAAAGCTGCTCAAAATCTTGTTCGTGAACATGTCCTGCTCGGCATCGTCAATAATCGGCACAAACGCATATTCATACTCGGTGTTGCGCCCGTCTGCGTACCAATCAATGTGTACCCAGTTGTTCAGTTCTTTTTCCCATTCCTTCAGGGTTTCATCATTCACTGGGGTTGGCCGGTGCTTGGTCGCCAGGGTGATCCAGTTGTAGGTTCCAACCCGGCGTCGCTTTAACCGCATCTCGCTGATCTGCTCTGCCCGGTAGCGCAGGTTGCCGCCCAGGGTATCACCGTTAAAAGCCGCATAAATGGCCGTCTGGGCCTGCCACCCATTGTCCAGATTGTACTTGCCATAATCCTTGTCGGCGTCGCGGCTTAACAGCAGGTCGTCATAAACACCGTTCTGCAGCTTCAGCACATTCAGCGCCTCATTATAGGGCGGGTATGGCAAAATCGCATTCTGCCCCATCAAAATATCGGCTCCCACAATCATTCCACACCCCTCCTTTACTCCCAGTGCAGCTCAAACAGGCCGCCCTGGTTTTTCAAATACACCTTAAACCAACCATTTGGCGCACTGTTTTTTACATTGCTCTGCAAACAGTATCCGCCGCAGGTCAGTTCCAGGTAATAACATGTTTTCTTTTCGTTCGTCTGGTAGTTGTAAGCATTGCTGCTGTAATCGTCCGCAATATCGCGGCGGCACAAAAACAGCTTCAAAGCATACGGATCTTCATCCATTGTCGGCATGCTGATCCCGTTGCTCCGTTTGTTCCACAGCCCAATCAGTAGCTTGTTCCAGCGGTCGCTTCTCATGTTTAGCCCCAGGGCATAGCTGCTGTCCACCACGCTTCCTTCTTCCACATGGCTGCCCTGTACCTTAAATCCGTCTTTGAACGTCATGTCGGCCTTAACCGGGTCGGTGTCGTCCACCGTCAGGTCTACTGCCTGGTCCCCGGCCGATCCGCTCACATAGTGGTAGTCATCCTTGTTGTCGTTGCGGTCCTTTCCCTCAATCGTCACAACATAAGATTTCACCCAAATGCAGCCCTCTTCATAATGGTTTTCCAGCGCCACAGCCGCATAGCCGTCACCGCCCACATAGCCAATCAGCAGCTCACAAAATCCAGTGTCCAGCTTCATGCCGTGTTGGGTAATGCCCTGTGCTCTGGCGTAATAAGTCGTGTCATTGCGTAAGTTGCTGATGATATACGCCTTGTCCGGCACCCGCAGTGTCTCGCTGCTCTTCACCAGGCTCTTGCTGGCATCATACAGTTCAATCGTATATTCGTTCAGCTCTTCGCCTTGGGTGCTCTCGTATTGCACTGTAAACTCAAAAGCACTGTATTCAATGTTGGTTTTGTCCTTGGTGCTGATCTCTTTGAACTTAAATACCGGTGTCTCCACACAATAAAACAGCAGAATGTCGCTCCATTCGCTCCACGCACTGTCCTGGCCGCACACCCGTACCTTAATGCCAAACGCCGCGCTGCTGTTTGTAATGCTGCTGGCTTTCAAAGTAAACTCGGATCTCTGGGTGCTTACCTCACCGCTCTGGTAAGTTGGGCTGCCCAGTTCCTCTGCACTCATGGCATTGGCCCAAATTTGCGCCTCCACCTTGGTAATCATACCAATATATCGGAACCGGAATGTATAATCTTTTGTCGCATCAAATGCTGATACGGTATATAATGCTGGTTTGCTCATCCTCCCGCCACTCCCCTCCCTCTCTAAACAACAAAAGCCGCCCAACCAATCAAGGTCAGGCGGTTATTCTTATCTTAATAATGCTATTGGCTTATACTTATTTTACGTTTTCTCTCGGCTTATCCTCTGCTGCATCAACCGGTGTTTTCTCGGCCTTTTCTGCCGCAGCCTTCTTAGCCGCTTCCATCTCTTCCTGTATTGCGCTCTTGCGGATATTCTGCACATCACGCAGCAAACTCTCCAAAATCAGCTCCACTGCATACGGCGGCAATCCAACCTGGTTCACACCGTCACAAATGTAAGTCTTCAACTGTTCGCATTTCAAATTAAAATTTTCCATCATAAAAGCTCCTCATCAAAATTAAACCAAAATGCCACTAATAAACCGCAGTCCATGCTGTTTCAGCTTCACGTCTGTCACATACCCCTGCGCATTTTTTACCAACTCAATTCCGTATACAAACGGTACAGCCTGGGTGTTTGCGTCAAGAGTGGTTACTTCTTTGCTGCCGTCCCAGCCTAAAGTTTGGCCGCCCCAGTTGGTGGTGCCGTCATAGATGTAAAAAGCAGGAACGCTGTTACCGGTTTTGTACAACTGTGCGTTTCCGCGCAACTGTGTTGTTGCAAAATCAGAAATAAGCATCTCGTCAGAGCCGTTCATTTGAGCTTTCAATCTTCCTTTAACAGCGCGGAACCGAATTTCGTTTGTTTCTAAGTATGTGCTACAAAAATACGAACGCTGTTGAGTTCCATCAGTTTGTGGAGTAATAAATTCAATCCCCTGAGCACTCAAATTTGAACTTCCCCCAAAAGAAGTCGTATCACTATCTTGTGCTTTAGCGTAACAGGCAAGATGTAGCAGAGCATCAGATACTGTAGTTGGGTTTTCTGTTCCGTAGCTCGTGTCTTGTCCATGAAGCTGCGCAAGTATATTGTCGCTCGATTTAACAATAATAGAATTTTTATCAAGTGTTGTAACATACTGTCCATCTGTTGTATGAATTACAGAATTATCTAGGTCAAAGTAAACACCGCCATCCTTTGAGCTAATCTTGCCCGTCTTGATCAAATCAGAGTTAATCTCACCAGACTTAATATAGGTCGCATTAAAATACACATTCCCATCTTCAATAAACATACCCTGGCTTGCTCCATTATTGGTCAACCGGTTAAAGATGTCCTCCTGTGTCAGCTTTTTATCAACCGTATCAATCACTTCGTCCTTGTTCGTGTAATTGTCTTTCTTGCCCCAATCTCCGGCATCATATGCCTCGTCTTTCGCCTTGGGTTTTCCACAAACAAGCACTTCTGCCCCCGTGTACCACAAATCACCTTCGTCATACGGCGGGTCGGGGTGTTCGTCCTTGCTGGCATCTGCCGTAAACACACGCCGCTTTCCATCCGCCGTATCCTGTGCCTTGCTGGCCGCCTCAAGTGCATTGGTTACATCCTTGTCCTGTACCAGCTCCCACTTGTAGCTGCCATCGTCACCTTTCATAAACCGGTATGCTTTGCCTGTCTCAGTGTTATAAAACAGGTCATCCACATGTTTTTCTTTTTCTTCATCTGTCGTCCAGCTCTTGGCCGGCTCGTTATCCAGCGTAGGGTCATAGGCGTAAAAATACTGCTCGGCCTTGCTGTCAATCTGGTCCTGCATATCTTTCGTTACACCATCCACATAATCTTTCACTTCATCTTTGCTGGCGTAACTATCCTTTTTTACCCAGTCGCTGGCATTATATTTGTCACTGGCTGTGCGTGCTACCGTACAAACCAGAATGTCTTCTCCATTAAACCACAAATCGCCCGTGTCATACGGCGGCTCCGGGTGCTCCCCTTTGCTGGCATCAGCCGTAAATACCTGGCGCTTACCATCTCCGGTGTCTTGTGCCTTGCTTGCGGCTTCCAGCGCATCCAGCGTTTCCTTATCTGTCACTTCTACCCAGCTGCCGGTTTTTGTTTCCTCGTCATATGTCCACTGCCAGCCTTTCTTGCTGTCGGTGTTATAAAACAAATCGCCGTTGTGCGCTTTCTTTGTGGCGTCGTCTTTCCAACTCATAGCAGGCCAGTTCTCAAGCGTTGGGTTATAGTTATAAAAATACTGTTCAACCTTGCCGTCCACCTGTTCCTGCAGCTTGTCAACCTTATTCACATAATCTTTCAGGTCTTCCTCAACCTTGTCCTGCTTCAACAGGTTCCGGTCAATTTCATACGGCTTAATGTACAGCCGCTTAAAGTCATTCTGCGGGGCAATCACAGCCACAGCATCGTTCACCTGGAACAGCGCATTACTCGCAATGGTATATTCCTTGCCAAAAGCCGCCACCACATAGCCGCTGTGGTCGTCCAGCACCTTCACAATCGTGCCAACAGCTGTACGGTCAAACTTGGCATTGCTAATCAGTCTCTCGCAGTAACGCTTCACCTCTTTTGCCAGGTCTTTCAGCCCCGCAATGGCATCATCCAATGTGTTCTTCGCCATAGCTTTTCCTCCAAAATAAAAAAGCCGGGCAGCCACATAGGCCACCCGGTATATCGTCATCGGTATTATCGCTTAAACCAATATTTCTTTACATCTGATTTTTCATCATAAGATAATTCAATATACTTGATTTTCTCTCTTGGTATTGCAACAATCTGGTCATCTATCGTAACAAGTTCATGGCCATGGTCATCCGTCACAGTATACTCCGATAAGAACAGCATATTCTTTTCAGTTGCCAACCCTGCATAGTAGCCCTTAAACCCATTCTCGTCATTTGTTGCTACCATCATATAGGTGCCAAGCTCATAGTCAATAATATCTTCCCACACATCGCTACTTGGGGACCACTTGAATAATTTAAGTAGCACCCGTTTAACCTTTGTACTTCTGCGTAAGATAGATAAAATTGCACCAAGAACACAGGCCACAATGTACTGTAACTTCTTGGTCGGCACCACCTGCATAAGCAAAAAACTAATTATCACAGAATAAATCAAGTAGTGCTGCGGCAACTGTTTATCCAGCAACCGATTGTAAACCCATAACATTAACACGCCTGGCACTACATACTGCAAAATGTCAGGTATCATAGCAACCAGTGCATTTAAGTATTGTGTTATCTCCATAAAATTACTTCTCTTTTTGGGCGTTTTTATCCTGCCAGGTTTCTTTGTTTTTATTTTCTTTGGCCTTATGGGCTTCCGGGTTAAAAGTAAACTCCGTGTTCGGCTTGTTTTGGCTCTCAGTCTTTGCCATCGGTACAACACTTCCTACCTTATTATGATAGGGTCATTATACCATATCGCATAACCCAACTCCAAGCAGATTTTCAAACAATAAAAAGCACCGAGAAGTAATTGCTCCCCGGTGTATCGTCATTTATTCGACTTTTTCGTTTTCATGACTATCTCTAAAGTCTATCGGCTCACTCGTAGGCGGATACCGAAAAGTAAACACATATTTGTCATTGTAATGGGTAAACGCGAATTCACCCTTTCCTAAAATATCCATTCCGATTAAAATATCTTCATCGTTACTACCGGTAATAAATTCAGGCATAAAGCGTTCAGCAGCTTTCATCCGGTGCTCAATAATAAGCCCGGCACGGTACACTTTTACACCTTCCTGCTTACCAGCGGCAGTGTTCGCATCACTAAGTAATACAGGTTTTAGCCCTGCCTTTTCTGCCAACCGTTTAGAAATACTGGTATATGTCGCTCCAGTGTCAACAACCGCTCTTACAGGATATGTTTTGCCATTAGCCAAAACTTCTACATTCAGAACAATACTATTTTGCTCCAACTCTTTTATTGCGGTAAACGGCGGCATAACTACACATCCTTAAAAAAAGCATTTTCGTTGCCGATAATAAGGATAATTTCCAAAACACGGTTGAGTTAAACAATTTTCGTCGCCAAGTATCGGCATTGCTGCCACTGCACAATCTAACCAAGTGTCACCTGTGCAAACAATGGCCTGATTTTTAATTGTAACCCAGCAATTATATCTCTTTTTTAGCTCTGCAAAATTAGCTTTATACCATTCCCAGTCTTTTTGCAAAGCCTTATCCTCAAACACCGGTTTTTCACATGATACCACAGTCTGCATTCAAATTCAACCTCGCAATCTTACTGGTTTTCAACTTTCTACCTTATTATATAAGGGACCTAACCGCTGATTCCTCTCAGTTGGTTTCCCTCTACCCTGTTTGTAATTACCGCTTGCTGAACTCCTGCGCCATAATGGAGCTAATGTTCTGGTGCAAAATGCGGCCAAAATTCTCAACGTCATTCACACCGTTCATCACAATGTTAATGTCGCCAATGTGTACGCCGCTGCTGCCAGCACTGGCCAACTCAGCGTTCACATTCCCCATCCGCTTCAAAATAGCACTCTCCACAAAAGCTTCCGGGTTAATTGCCGCGCTAAACAACCGGCGGGTCAAATTCCCCGGCACAACGCCGTCCCCAATCTCCAGGCTGGTATAGCGTCCGGCTTCCGGCTGTCGTACAACAATCTCAGGCCCAGCCTCATCAACACGCGCACGTTCAAAGGCCGCAACGTTCATAATGCCGGTTGCATGGCTGGATGTACTGCTGGATTTTGTCGTTTTCACTTCGGCCTGGGCAGCCTTCTTTTCCTTATCCAGCTCATCGCTCTTGGTTTGATACTCTTCCTCGACAACCTCAATCTTCAAATTCAAATCATTGATCTCAGCAGTTTTTTCTTCAATCTGCCGCAAAATATCAATGTAGTGGTTCTTAAAGTCGTCAAGTACATCCGTCCGCTGTCCCAGGATCTTCTCTTCCCAATCTGCCCCAAGCCGTGCCACCGTGTTAATCCGGTTCTGCTCCGTCTCGTAAGCATCTGCAACCTCTTCCCACTTGCTCTTGTAGTCTTCCAGCTGGTCAATCAACTTCTGGTTTTCCTTAATCTGGTTTTCCACATGGTCAGTGTTGCTCATGTTGTTCATGTAATCAGTCGTGATCTTATCAATCATAGCCTGATCCATGTTCAAAATCATCTGGTCTGCATTAGCGCCGTACAGCTGCCGCAAAATCGCAACGTTTTTACTGTTGGTGTATTCGTTCTGGCCTTCACTCAGCTTATCTTTGTATTCATCATAAGCGTCAATCTTGTCTTGCAGTTCCTGCTTCTTGTCTTCCAGCTCTTTTTCAAGCGCGGCCTTCTGGTCCTCCAGGGCCTTCTGGGCATCCTCATGCTCTTTCTGGCGCAAAGCATCGTTGTAATCTTCTTCGGTGCTCTTGACCTCGCTCTCGTCAGCCTCCCAAACAAAGCCTTTGCCTTCACGATATACACGCACGCTGCGGTTCGCTTTGGCCGCATCCATGGCCGCCTTTTTGCGGGCAAGCTCAATCGCCTTTTCCTGGGCATCGTTGGTTTCGTTCAGCTTATCAAGCTCATCCTGCAAAGCGTCAATCCGCGGCTGGTAACTATCTTCCAGCGCCTCCTGCTCCTTCTGCAAAGCTTTCGTCCGCTTTTCAATCAGGTAGGTAGCGCCATTCATAGCGGCATCAAGGTTGTTTTTCTCGTCTTCCAGCTGTTCTTTCAGGTCGTCCCACTGGTGTTCCAGCCGGTCAATCTCTTTGTCAATTCTAGCTGTTACGGTTTTAACAATGCCGTCCAGTATCTTTTGCTCGCTTTCCAGGCTGTCCTTAATGCTCTCCAGCTCTTTCTTCTGCTTTTCCAGCGCCTTTTTCTGGGCCTCATAGGCTTCCTTTACAGCATCTGCTTCCGCTTCAATCCGTTCAAGGTTTTTCTGTGCTGCCTCAGTCGCCGTCGCAGTAGCAGCAGCCGCTTTTGCATTTTTCTGGAACGTTGTACTTGTGACCGGATTGTTTTCTGGCTTGTTACCACCGCCGGTAATCGTTCCACTGGTTAGAGCGTAAGCGTTACCCTCCGCCATGGCCATTCCGCGTGCGCCCACAAAGCCATTTTTCAGCAGTTCTTCGCTCTTTTGGTGGTCAAACACAATCGCGTCTTTGGGTAGGTTCACAAACTCAGCACCATGCTCGCCAACCGTGTACCACTTGCCGCTATGCGGGTTTACTACCACTTCATAACCAAGCTCGCCAACCAGTGCTCGTTCAGCTCTAGCTAATCCGCCATTGGTACCAGCCGCACGGGCAACACTAAGACCTGTAAATCCTGTCCCGTTTCTCTCGGCGTAGGATTTGCCTGGTTTATACGGCTGCGAGCTGCTGGGAGTTGATATGTTGGGTGTCGGTACGGTAATGGTTGTCTCGCTTATCTGGTTCACCAGCTTCGCAACGGTATCCAGTTTTGTCAATGCTTCGGTGGTATTTAGATCCAAAGTGTACGGGGTTAAGAGCATATTAGCGATATCGGTAACGCTATCCTTCGTTTGACTCAGCTTATCTTCGCTGTCATCCGTTTTAACGTTCAAGATCTTGGCATCTTTCAGCGTCTGGGTAATCTCTTCTGTGTTCTTACCGGCGTCTTCCAGCCCCTTGGCATACACCTGGATCTCAACCTCAGTCGGTGCGCCCAGTTTTTCTTTCTGGGTATTCAAGTCGGCCAGCTTATCCTGGGCAGTTTCCAGCTCTGTCGCAACGCTAAAATCACCGCTGTTAAATCTCTGGGTCAGGTCATTAACAGTCTTTTCAGCCTCCGAAGCGTCAATCCAAAGCTGTACTCGGTTATTCTTGTTCAGGTCGTCCGCGGCTTTCTGGAACGCATCTTGTGCCGTTTTATATTGTTCCTCTGAAATTTCTCCTTGACGATCTATTGCATCGCCATATGCCTGAAGAGCTTCTTTATATTGGCCGACCAGTGCGTCTACATCAGTATTATCAATGTTTCCCTTGATGTTTTCAATTTTCTCATTAACTTCTTTGAGCTGTTCATTCCATTTTTCATAACTTTTAGAGTCAGGTTCAACGCTGTCCATTTTTTCATGCAGCTCGTCAGCCTGCATTTCAAGGCTTGTCAGTGTCTCACCAAAGAACGCATCATCCCAGTTAAAGTCAAATCCGTATTCCTGTAGTTCGCCAAAAATAGCCCGCACCATATCCGGTGTCAGCTTCATGGCGTCACAAAAATCGTCAATGGTCTTTTTGCCCGCAATGGCCACATAACCGCTGCTGTCCTCTTCCATTAAGCCGGCCTTAACAGCATCATTCAAAAAGTTGGTAATGCCCTTGCTGTCATCAGTCAGGTACTTTTTCAGTGTATCAACATATTGCTGTACGGCATTTTCGTCAACATTTTTCGGCACCAAAAACTCAACAGCAGCCTTATATTTCTGCGTGCCGATCTTACCGCTCTCCAGTGCGTCCTTAATCGCATCGTAAGCCTGGATCGCATCGTTATACATGGTGCCGGCTTCCGTAGCGTTCTGGGCATTCAGCCAATCCTGATAAGCCCCACTCACCTGCACTAGCTGGCTATACAACACCTCATAATTCTGGCACTGTTCCCGCAGTTTCTTGTTTTCCTGCTCACGGTTGCTGATGGCTTCTTTCAGCGTGCTCTGCTGCTCTTCGCTCAGGTCGTTGTTCTTTTTTAACACGTCATTCAAGCGGCTCAATTCCTGCTTGTTCTCGGCATATTTCAGTTGTGCCTGGCTTCTTGCAACTCGGACGGTGGCTTTTGCTTCCTCAATTTTCTTGTCGGTTAGCTCTTTAGCCTTTTCCGTGTTAATCTGCATTGTGCCGTTTACATATTCCAGGCAGTCTGCGTAATCCTTATCCGCATCGGTCAGCGCCTTAAAGTTTTCGGCCGTCACGCCAACACCGGTGGTCTGCGCCTGCAAGGCGGCTGTCACAGCGGATATGGTCGTAGTAACTTTTTTTACTGCGGTGTCCGCGTCAATGGTAACACTATGGGCTTCTACGCCAGTCTGATTCAGCGATTTAAGCTCGGTAATAACGTCCTCAATGCTAAAGCCGGCGTCCTCCATCATGGCAATAAAATCTGCCAAGTTGTCCATATCAATGGTAACACCGTCGCCAAGCGCTTCTTTTAGCTTGTTCTTTTGGGTGTCATCCAGCATTTCCGTAACGGATTTCCCCGCCGCGTCAGCCTGTGTTTTCAGGTCATTCAACGCCTTGGCCGCGTTCTCGGAGTTGTTTTTCAGCCAGGTAACAACATTTGCATATTTACTATTATTAAAGTTCTGCTCAAACCAACTGGCAGGGTCAGCTTTCATATAATCATACTTCAGCGCATCCTCAATCTGGTTATAGATACTTTGCTGCGTTGAAGTCAGATTATCATATCCGACTAAATCAAGTGTTTCCTTATAGGTTTCAAGGTCATCGGCTTGGTCAAGGATTCCCTGATTGATCTTTTCAAGCTGGGTCTGGTACTGGTTAGCCTTATTGAGCCAGTTCTGCGCTTCATACGCTGTTTCAGCTTCTTTAGCTCTTTTGTTAAATGTATCAATATTTTCGTTCAGGTAATCAATGGCGGCGGAATACTCACGGATATCATTGGAGCGTTCAAGAACCTTTTCTGCAAAACTGTTCGGCTCGATCTTATCAAAAACCTCTTTGTAGGTTGCAAACACATTAGGCCCTTTTTTGTCAAAATCAAAGCCTTCCCCAAAGTAGTCAAGGCCGTAATTTTCTTTGAAAGATTCAACCGTCTTATTAGCGGCGTCTCTGGCTTCTATCTCGGCCAAATGTTCCTTCAGCTTAATCTGCCGCTCAAGCCTAGTGTTCGCCGTTTCCAGCTTGTTAAGCTCTTGCTGGTCAGTATAGGTAATAACATCCTGGCTATTGATCTCAGCCATTCGTTCTTTGTTCTGCTCCAGCTCATCGTTCAAAGACTTGATCTCATCAGTCGTGTCCTGGTACGCCTTTTTGCTATTCTCCATTTTTTCTTTGGCGATCTCAGCACGGTTGATATAATCCTTAATGGCGTTTACGACTAATCTAAATCCTTCAGTAATAGCCCAAATGGCCGCGGTCTGAGCAGCAGTTGTCAACATCTGCAGGCCAATACCCTTGATAGCGTTTGTCAGTTTGCCTGCGCCGGTTACGGAACTAAAGAAGTTTTTCAAACTAAGAGTTCCTTCATCGGCGTTTTTAGCAAATTCTTGTAACGTAACAGAAGCGCCTTCAAGTTTTTTTAATGCTGTGTTTTTATTATGACTTTCTTCAAATTCTTTATTAAAGGCTTGTAAGGCTTTTGTATCAGAATCCAAATTTTTCGCAAGATCATAGTCATTGTTGAAATTACCAGTCAGCCAAGAAAGCACCGTTCCTTTTTTCGTGACTCCCATATCATTGGCTTCTGCAAGAGCTTTTTTAAGATCTGAGATAGACTCTCGCCATCTTTTTCCGTTAAGAGTTACAAAGGACCCTGTGTTCAAATCATTACCTGTTCCGAACATATTAAACAGATTCAAAATCTAGTTGTTCTACTAATTACTGTGTGTTATAATTAGCATAAGGTTATAAAATAACATGTTCAAGAGGTGTAAAAGTATGAACTTTAACGAAGCGCTTTACTATATTTGTCCCGTTTGTGGAGAAAAGTTTTCTTCAGAAGATGATCAACCAGATTGTGATTTCTGTAAGAATCATACGCTCATAATTTACTCTATAGAGACATCAAATGATATTCATTCACAAGTAGAGAAAATGTCTCCATTAGAATTTCAGGAAAACTTAAAACTAGGACCTTGGGATAAATTTTATATCGAACTTTATGCTGGTGACAAAGAAAAGATAAAAAAGCAAAAAGAATACGCCGTATACAAAGAACTCCTCTATAAAAAGTACGTCTACAACAGCCCCCTCTTTGACAAAGCCAAGTTTGACATGCGTGCCGAGTGGGAGTACGAAAACGCCGTAGAGATGGAAGAGGGCTACCGTAAGCGCCAAGAAGAAAAGAACAAACCTCGCTGCCCCAAGTGTGGCTGTACCGAGTTCCAGATGGTTCCCCGCAAGTGGTCTCCTCTCACCGGATTCCTGACGAATAAAGTGGACCGGGTGTGCGTAAAGTGCAAAACAAGATTTTGATGCAAAACTAGAAAGGAACGGATTTATCATGCCCACTATCAATATTAACTCCCCATCTGGAATGGCCGCATTAAAGGCCGCAGCACTCAAGGCCGCAGAGGAACATTACAACAAAGAAGGAATAGAAGTTGAATGTCCTGTGTGTGGTACAAAATTCATTGTAAAGCCAGACCATACCACCTGTCCACACTGTAATAAAAGCATAGTAGTTACATTTGAATAACCACTGTAAATCCCTTCAGCTGTTCTTCCAATTCCGCTGCAAGTGCTTTGGTTTTATTCAGTTGGACTTCAAGTTCTTTAGCCTTTTCTATAGCTTCATCAACGCCGGTAATTTTAACAGGAATTTTACAATCATTCATAAGATCACCTCCTTGTTGCAATATAAGGTGGATAGAGTTTGTGTAAAGTGTAAGACAAGGTTTTGATGCTACACAGACTGTATTAAACAGTAAAGGATTGATATTATGTCTTTGGCAATGGTTTTAGCCAACCAGTATGGTATCGTTATGTCCGCAGATAAAAGAATGACATTAGCTCCAAAAACCTCTGATGGCCAAACATTTCTTTATCCGTCCTTAAATCATCAACAAAAATTATTCATGACAAAAAGTGGACACGGTATAGCTTTTACCGGAACGTTAACCTTAGATGACGGTACCGCTACAGCTGTCGTAATAAAAAATGCTATCGCTAAATACAACAGCCCACGAACATCTGTTTTAGACGAACTTAAAGGTTTGAAAAACGCGCTTAAGCAATACACCAAAGAAAAACAAATTACGCTAGTCGGGGCAGAAATCAACAATGACAAACGACAAGTATTCACTCTTACACTAACAGACAAGAATATAGAAAAGAACACAAACGAAGAAGGACTTTGCCTGTTATCACGAGGAGATTGTTCCTTTGCTGAAATGCTCATGTCTTTTCAAAGCCGCAATTCTAATTGCGTTCATTTTTCTCTTCAAGAAAGTATAAATTACTTACGTTTTGTAAACAGCACTGTAGCAAAATTGCAATATTATAATGGAAACCTTCAATCTGTTAGTGAAGAATGCGATGTACTTGTGCTTACCCCCAAAGAAGCCAAATGGGTAATATCACCAGAAACTCTATTTTAACGGAATATTAACGGAACCATATCCACTTCCGTCATAAGTGGGAATAGGGCTTGCGGTTACTTTTTCTTTTGGCTTCTGCAACTCTTTAATCAGCGCCGCAAGCTCTTTGGCGTTGCCCGTAATCTGAATTGTCATAAAATCCTCTTCCTTATATGTAGATTGGCTACTTGGCATAAACATCTCTCTGGTACTTTTGCGATTGTTTAGATTAACGTTCGGTTTATATGTAGCACCCATAATCACCCCTCCGTTCCTTGATTTTTAAGGCAATTAAAACAGCCGCCGTTATAAATTCCCATCATCGCAAACTTGTCCATTTGCTCCGCTTGGTTTGCCGTCAGTCTTTTGCAGTTGATTGCTACTGCCCGCATAACATATTCGCACTTATAAATCATCGCATTCTGTTCAGCACTATATTCTCACTCAAACAGTACCTTGCGCTGGCAAGGCTTCAAAATACCTTCCATAAATGCCATAAAAAATCACCTCCTAAAAATACCAAAAGCCCCGGCCATTTAAGGTCGGGGCTTGTTTTATATATTATTCTGGCGGCCACTCCATCCGTAGTGTTACGATTCCGTCATGAGAATGTAGACAAAGATCACAACATTTAATGATGTCTAACCCAATTAAAAAATCAAAATCTTCCTCTGGATCATGAAATGTTCCTAGTTGAATACTTGTAACTGGAATCGTCTCGCATATTTTCAATGTCGTATTATACACATCCCCGCAGTCTTCGCCACTAACACCATGATATGTTTTTAGCCCCATAGAGGTCAACTTTAGCTCTTTAGCTAAACGTTCAGATATGGCACTAGACGAAGAGCCGGTATCTAAGATCCCATTACCACGCCAAATACGGCCAGTCCCATCGTTATATGGCGTACTGATTGCTACCCATAAAAATTTAGTATCGCCTATTGTGTAATTGATGGTAAACCCAGCCATTATTTTAATTACCTCTAGTATTTTATATCAATGATATGCTGTTCAAAGTTTAGCTTCATATTAGGCACTTCATACCACACTGAACCTTGTATGGTACATTTCTCCATTGGAATATTACGATGATCGGCTTCTGCGGCAATAACTTTTTGATTATATACAATAATAGATTTGCCACCATATTTTTCTCGCAAATCTTTTTTATGCTTTTTAATCCAATGAACATTACGCTTAACGTCTAGCCATTCTTTTATTTTTTTTATTATACCATTCAACCACTTCACTTTCAACTCATCCCCTCAAAAACCACCTTCGTAAATCTTTTATAACCTTCTTACGGCTTTCCCGTAATGTTCTGACTGTCTTTCTTCCCGTCTGGTTTTCACCATGGAATAGGGCTACCCATACAGTCGATGAACCAAAACACCAAAGTTCACACATCTTCTTCTGCGCACATCCCTGTACGCGGTATCTTGGCTGCTGATTGAGCATTGTTTACGCGGGTTAGCACCACCCCGTAGGGGCGGCTTTTCTCTCAGCATACCGCATCCGCACACTTGTTTCTGCCTTTCGGCTCCATAGTGTTCCGTTGCCGGCTCACTATGGCTATGCGGCTCTTAGCCTTTCCCAGCAATTTGGGTATTTAATTACCAACCAAGGCGCGTCCTATGCAGCTATTCCTCCTGCATAAGCGAGCATTTGAATACTGCCCTTGGTCTTCGCATTTGAAAGCGACAAAAACGCACTCAACGCTGCTGTCGCTGTAGGTATAACACCAGAAAATTTAATGAATCCATCTGAAGCATCCAGTAAGGCCGTTCCAAGGCTGATAACGCCTTTAACCAGCCCGCTGTTCAGCAGATCAGTAGAGATCTCCTGGAACGTAGCTTCGAAAATCTTCAGTCGTCCTTCAACAGAATCCAGCACCCGCTCATTCTCAGCCATAGCGCTACCACTACTATTCAAGGATGTCTGTAGCACATCTGCGGCCTGGCTTGCCTGGCTCAACAATGCAGCCACACCATTTGCGCGGTTCTTACCGGCCAACAGCTCAAGCAGGGCAGCCTGGTCAACATCGCTCATCTTGCTATATACTTTAGCAATGCCCTGAATAATATCATAGGTACTCTTAAAGTCTCCGCTCTTGGTTAGGATGTCAAATCCACCCTTGCCGTCTACATTGGTCAGACCCATAATATCGGCACGCAGTTTGGACGTACTGGTTGCAACAGTGTCGGTTTCCTCGCCCATCTGTTCCAGTTCGGTCGTTGCGCCACGGATTCTCAAAGCCAGCACTTTCAGCGTACTGCCGGTCGTTTCAGCGTTTTGGACAACACTGTTCATGGCCGTGCCAAGTGCAATCGTCTGGTCAAGGGTGTTTCCTGCGGCTTCCATGGCCGATGCAGAGCGCTGCAAGATATCGCCCAAATCGCCAGAAGAAACAGCATAGTTGTTGGATACGTTATTCAGCTTGTCCACCAGGCTGATTGCATCGTTCGCCTGGATATTGAATGCCTTCATCGTGCCAACAATGTTTTCAGTGGCCTTATCAAAGCTATCAAGGTCATCGCCAACATTGTAATAGATGGCGCTTACATCAGCCAGCTTTGTCGCATCGCTCAGGCTGTAGCCCAGTCGTGCATAATCCGCCGTTGCATTCACAACGCTGCTAACATCCGTACCAATGTTCTTTGCGCGGGCACCAGCCTCAGTCAAAAAGCTCTGATATGTACTGTCTGTCTCGTTCGTAACCTTTTTCAGCTCCGTCATGGCAGTATCAATGTCCACAACATTCTGGTAGATTTGCTGCAAACTTCCCTGCAATAAGTGCAGTGCGCCCATAGCAATGGCCGTGCTGAAATGCTGGCCAAACAAGTCGCTGAATACTTGCCCAACCGTCTTACCCTCAAGCCCAAGTTCCTGTACTTTTGCTTTCAACCCGGCAACTTTTTGAGCAGTGCTATCCAGTGTTGTTTCCATCAAGTCCCGATTACCGGAACGCGCCGCAGTTTTAAGCTCATCAACAATGCTGTTGTAAGTGGCCATTAACTCAGGGTTTTTCTGGATCTGTTTATTGATCTCAACGTAACGTCTCAAAGTGTACAGCAAGTTGTTCAGGCGCTTCTGCAAACTCTCTAAGCTTTGGTTGTTTTTGGCAGTTAGGTTACTGCTGCGCATCGCGTTTGTGGTATTGCGGATTTGGATGCCAAGTGCAGCGAACAACTCATTAAGTGTGCTTATATTGCCTTTTCTTTTTCCGAGTTGATCAACGTAAGTATTAAAAACATTTAACAAGTCCTTGTATTCTGCCGTACCATTTTTGAACTTGTCATATACACCTTGAAGGGCTTCACTAAGGCCAGTAAATGTCTTGTACAAACCATTGTTCTCAGGTACTTCTCCGGCTTTTTTCAGGTTCTCACTGAGTGTTTTTGCATAATTGTTGATTTGTGTTATTTTTTGAGGCAACGCCTTAAACGCCTGCGTGGATTCTTGATCGGCCGAATTAAGAGCAAATTTGAATTGAGATAACACCTCAGAAGCAGCTTTTAGAGCCGCTTCATACTTTTTTAAGTTATAGTCACTAAAATTGTCTTTTAGATCAATTCTCGCGCTATCAAGAGAAATAAGTGCTTTTTGTACAGAACTAAATTTTTCATTATTCAGTAAAGATATTTTCCCATTCCCGAAATCTTGATAATACTTGTCCTGTAGATCTCTAAATTTTGCGTAAATACCGGAATAACTTTCGCTAACTTTATCTATAGATGATGCCGTTTTCGTAAAATCAGCAATTTCTTCTTTTAGTTTACGCATTGCTTTTTCTGCTATCTGCAAACTGGAATCGTCTAATTTTTGGACGAATATTGTCTGAGCAGCTGTTGCGGCATTCAAAGCTGTTCTCAAAGTAATAACATTTTTTTCAATCCCGTTATATACGTCAGATACTTTTAATAATCGCTCAAAATCTTTGTCAGTTATATTTGCTATATCTCCGAAATTATATCCGTTTTTTTTTGTTAAATCATTAGCATCATATTTGGCTTTTCGTAGCTGAGAATCCAGAGTTTTTGCAATCCCCGCATACGGATCTTTTGTGCTCCCCTTAACACCTGCGGTACTCGCGGTACTGATCGTTGCCCGAACATTTGATAATTTGCTAACAATCGAGGTTACTTTCGTTTCAACTGCATCCAGCTGCTTTAGCGCCCCGCTCATATCAAACAGCTGTACATTTCCTCCCACACTGCTCTGGATATTTTTCAGCTGGTTGGTAATTTTTGTAATATCAGCCGGGTCAATCTCAAGGTGTGCGGTAATATTACTTGTAAGGTTTTTAATCTTATCCGCCAGTTCACTCTCATTGGCCAGTTCCGCTTTAACCTTCAGTTTATTCTTTTTTGCAATCTCATTCAGCTTCCCCTGCACACCACCGCCGTCAGGTTCAACTTTTACCTTAATACTTAAATCTTCCGCCATATACTTTCCCCCTTACGGTTCGGCTCAAGCCTTCAAAGGCCGATTCTTTTCAATCAGCCGCTCAAGACAAGAGCCGAAGCTCTCGTCGCGTTAGTTATCAGGGAACTGCTCTTTTATGGCTTTCACAATCTCTCCATGTATGGCGCTGTTCCCATCTGCGATTTCTTTTGCCGTGTTTGCCACAAACGGGCGCGGGTGCAAATAGGCCGCATCAGGTGGCGAACCCCAAATGTTTTTCACATCGCCCTTCTCCACCATCTCAGCAAGCGGTGTATTGGTACCGGTTTTGTAATGTCCGCCCAGGGCTGATTCATTCGGCACACCAATATCCTTTACCGTAAGCACATGTTCTCTCACGCTGCTCACCACGCTGCTGTCGGCTTCCAATGCTCCTTCGCCCTGGCCGCGGCGCTCATATACTTTTGGCTGGTATACATCCAGTACATCTTCCTGGATATGCTTCTTCAGACAATTCTCCACAGCCGTTTTCGCCCCGCCATTCAGTGCCAGGTTAATGCGCCGCTGCAGTTCCAGTTCCAGCCCTTTCTGTGTGCTTACCGTCTTGGCCATTTAACTCTCCTTGCCGTTCACAACTTCAATCTTCACGGGCGGCTTCTTTGCGGGCTGCTCTTCTTTGCGCACTTTCTTTACCAGATCAGCCAAAAATTCCTGGTCTCCCAGCTGGCTCAAATTCCCTGCAATTTCTGCAAAGGCATCTGCAATCCGGTCAAGCGGGTCCGGATGGTTGATCGCATCAAATACCTTCATGTATTTTTCTTTCCGGTCTTTCATCTCGGCTTCACATGCCTCATAAAGTCCCGCTGTAATCACCGCAATATCCGGGTCTTCCACAATCTCAATGCCCTGTCGGCTGTAAACAAAGTCGCACATTTCATCTGTGTCCATCTTGTCCAGCTCCGCTTCCGGGGCAAAAAAGGTAATCACCGCAATGCGCCAGGCATAATCAAACAGCGCGTAATACTGCTTGCCGTCCTTCTCGCACATGTCGCAAACAAAATCCACAAACCGGATTCTGTCGCCCACACGGATGTTCTTCTTAATTTCCATAAAAAACTCCTTACAAAAAATAAAAGCCCGCCCCATCTTTCAGGGGCAGGCTAGTTTACAGCGTGTCGTAATCAATCCACCCACCACGCCGTTTACGGTATACAATCCACCGCAAATGCTCGTTCGGGTATAAATAATCAAATATCTTTCGCTTCATCAGCGCTACACTGTCCGGGCAGCCTTTGGTATCAATCACTTTCGTCGTGCCGTCTTTATATTTCAACCAAAAATCAGCCACATAGTTAATGGCTCGCACCGTCTCCGTTCTTCCCCCACATTCCTTGCGGTACTTTGGCTGTAGCTCATAGGGTTTCTGCAGCTGATAGTCCACAATCTCCCCGCTGGCAACCCCCGGCAGCACAACATCCTTGTAATACTTCATCTCAAGTTCAGAGTCAAACACAATCCCGTCATAGGTGCGTTTGCTCTTGTCACGGCTCACATTATATTTGCTTCGTCCGCTTACTTGCATAGCTCAATCTTCCCGTCTGCAATCTTGAACTTAACCACATCGCCAACGGCATAGCCGTCTTTCACCGGCATCTGGTAGCCGTGCCCATCACATTCAAAACCCATGTAGCCGCGTTCCTTGCTGCAGTATACAACCACGCCCTTCAGCGGGCGCATCTGGCGCTTCAGGGGCACTTTGGGCGGGGCAGCAGTTTCAACAGGTTCAATTTTCACATCGGCAATACCGCCGGTATTCTTGTCTTCCATGCACGCCACTCCTTTCGCGTTCTAAAAATGGAGGAGCTTTTCGCTCCCCCACGGATCAAACATCACAATTCAAACCTATATATAATAAGGTAGGGATTTGCGTTGATCACTCCATAAAGTTCATGGCGTAAACGTCGCCATCCTGGTTGGCCATGCAGTCAAAGGTGATAGAAACAGTGGTCGGATCACCAGTGTTCTGGAAAGCCAGGCTGAAACTTGCCTGCGGCTGAGCCTTGTAGTAAACCAGCTCACACTGCACCATCTCGTCGTCCTCGGTCTTGAACGGCATCATACCGTGGATCTCAAAGGCACGCGGGAATGTGTCAGAATCAAACTTGACAGTCTGAACACCATCGTTCTTGTCGTAGAAGTAGTAGGCAATATAGTTCTTGCCGTCCTGCAGGCCAGCGCCAGTAACCTTCTTGTCAGTGGTGGTAAGATCACTAATCTCAGTGCCAGCGTCGTCAGAAACAGCAAAAACCTGCACAGTGCCGGCCTTCGGGGTCTCACTCAGCTCAATACCGTCAGTGGTGGCGGTCAGCACCTCGCGCTTCATAATCTTTGCAATCTTGCCAATGTCCTGGCCGCTCAGCAGGGCAAACAGCTTAACAGGCATGATCTGGGTATCAACTTTCAGTGTGCCCGCACGCTCGCCATCAAAGCCAACACGGTTCGGTGCGCCCTGGCCGCCCTTTGCAAACACGCGGTTTGCGGTAAAGTCAGTGGTGGTCACGTTGGCAAAATCAATGGGCAGAAAAACTTTCTTGGTCTTGTAATCAAGCAGAACCAGATCAGCAACTTCACGGTTCGCCATATTCGGATTTACAGCCATATCTTATTCCTCCGTTATTGTTTATCAGTTTCCATGCGTTTGTACCATCCGCCAAGGTCGTTCTCGCCACCCCATACGGCATAGTTCATGTCATGGATTTCATTTTGTTTTTTTATGTTCTGACGGTTAAAAGTGTCATGCACCTGGTACACCGTCAAATCATAAATATTCGTATAATTCAGGCTGTTATGGTTTGTCGCCAGCGCAGAGATGATGTTCCCCAACTCCAAATCAGGGTTACTCTTATGCCCTTTTCGTTTCGATTTTTCATATTCAGCCTTTTTCTTTTGGAATCGTTCATAAAACTTGCGGGCAGCCTCATTTTTGAACTTCAAGTTTTCCTCCCGCTTCTGGTCTATGTACGCGGTTTGCAGGCAAATATCGCAAATCCCTGCCCAGTTATCTCGCGTTATGGAACCATCAATCAGGATCTTATCGTCCACTTTGGTTTTATTCACCAGTACAGCATGGTGCGCTTCATCATATTCAAGCGGCGCATCAATAAAAAAGGCCAGTGCGGCAATCATCTCCGCCTGGCTTTCTTTGCTCATACTCAATAAATCAAAGGTGTTAATGGTGGCTTTTTCCTCCTCGCTCAAAGCTTCATACGGGTTCTCCTGTCCTGTTACCTTGGCAATGTCTTCAAACATCGCCTGTGGTGTCAGCAGCAAGGTACTTAGCGCAAACTGATAGCTCATATAGCCGCGCTTGTTAATGTCGCTCAGTCGGGGCGAATGTACTCTGCCCACATTTTTCACCATAAAACCTTCGGGATTCAGCAGTTCATAGTACGGTACTTTCACTTTGCGCCACCCATCTTGCGGTTGAACGCCATCACTTCGTATGTAATGCAGCGGCCGTAATAATTATTATTCGGTTTGTATACATCGTTGTTCAGTAACCGTACCTTCCCAATTCCAAAATCTTCGCTGCCGTTCAGCAAACGGTCAACGTTCGTGGCCAACACATCGGCCTTCGTTCCCAGCACGCCGGGGTGTCGGTAACTCTTCATTACCTTCTTATTGCAATAGGCAAAAATGTACAAGTACACTCTGTATGCCGTATCGCTCGGTGCCTTAGCCACCACGGTTTCCATGCACAGGTAGGTGTCCGCTGTTTCATTGATCTCCGGCACATACTCAAACTCGTAAATATGTCCGGTACTAATGCTCTTATCGCCCAGTAGCATCTCGTCCGTGTCAGTATCATCGTCCACGGGTCCAAGCAGCAGGTTAATAATGGTGTCGTCCTGTGCCAGCAGGGCGGCTACTTTGTGTTTGTATTCTCCCAGCTCACTCAGGTTCATACGTCCACCACCTTCACTGTAATGCTGTCTGTGCTCTTGCCGTCCGGTGCCACAACCGTCAGTTTCACGGTGGCTCCATTCAGCGCGGCATTATCCTCTGCGCATACCCGGCAGCTGTCTCCAGTCACCCGGTTCCACTGCACACTGTTGGCAAGGTATACCTTTGTTTCAAGTGTTTTATCATCAACGCTCAAGCTCCAGGTGCATCCCGGCAGCGGCTTGCCATCAATCGTAGCCTTAAAAATCTTGCCGCGCCCGCAAATGCGCACTTTAGGTTCGCCCGCGTATTTAATAATCACTTCGCCGTCCTCCTGTGTTTGCTTTACCTCCTGGTAATCACACAGCATCTTTTCGGCGTTATCCTGTTCTTCCACATGCTGGTCTTGTTCAAGGTTCAAAACCAAAAATCCCGTCTGGGCGTCATTCCAGTCATAGCGTTCTGTCATAGCATCCACACAGGTCACACGGTAAGTTTTAGGCTTGCCGTTAATCTGCTCCATCATCAGGCGTTTCCCCACATCCAGCAAAGCCGATTCCTCATCATACGGTATTTTCACCTGGAATTCACGGCTGGAAATGGTCATGTATACATCTTCGTTCAGGTTGGAAAAATACGGCTTGTCCACAACCGCCCACCGGATAATAATCTCCCCGGTCTCATGGTTCTGCCACTGGATACTCCGGTTACACAGCTCAATTTTGCCGCGCACGGTTATTTCATCGTCCGCATCGCGCTCTGTAATCAGCCAATGGCTTTTACTAAACAGCATAATTTTTCCAATCTCAAAGTTATCGCCCGGCATGGTGCGTATAATCTTCTGGTTTGTCACCGTGCTGCTAATAATCATCATGTGGTGGGGTACCCCCTCAATCTCTACCTCTTTATAGGCAGGGGAGTCAGGCCCCATTCTCAGCGTGTCCCGTTTGCTCTTTTCAACCATCCGGTCACGCCGCGTACTTCCGTGCCTGCCAAGCATAGCAGCATATGTTTCATAGTTCATACGCTACCACCTCACTCAGTCAAACTCGAAATTTCCCCATTGCGGAAAGAGTACAGGTTAATCTCCTTCATCTGCTGCCGCTCTGTCGTGGTCAGCAGGGTCGTCATCTTCTCCAACAGGTTGGCTGGCGAAAACAACGTAAAATCCTTTGTGCTCAATCCGTTCTGCAATGCGTCTGTGTTATAAACATACTGGCGCACAAAATGCACAATCATGCCCAGTGCCAAAATATCCTTCTCGCGGTTCGTCAGCGTAATGTTGAACTCCAGCAGGTCATCTTCCCTGTCATTCAGGTCCTGTTTGCACACATCCTCAAAATCGCTGATCGCCATCTTCAAAAGATCCAGCTGCATTGCTTCTCTTGTCACCGCATCGTAGTCCAGGAACTCATAGTTGCGGACTTGGCCACGGTAACGCTCATAAACTTCCTCGTATCTTGTGCCCATTGGCCCGCACCATCCCTCTCATTATTCTTCAGTTCCGCCGATCGTCACAATCTCAACGCCGCTCTTGCGGGTTCTGGGTTTCTTGGGTGCCTCCAACGCAACGGATTCTTCCAAATCGCAATCCAGCACATCGTTCAATGCTTTAATCATGGCACGGCTGTCCAGCTGGTCTGCTTTCAGCATCTCCTTTGCGCGGATACGGATGCTGTCGCGCATCCCCTCGCTCATCTTGGGCACCTTCTCGCGGATCTCATCCGGGGTCCACTTAAATACCTCGTCAAAGTTCTCCGTGGTCAGCGCATTCTTGTAATAACGTTCCACACCCAGCTTGCGCAATACGTTGGCGTCCTCAATCAAAATCCAGTTATCACGGAAAAACCGCGGCTGGCTGCCACGCATTACAAGCAGCTCGGCGTAGTCCATCTCCTGCACCTCGCCAAACTCGGTCCACTCAACGGTGTAGCCGGGGTTGCGGGTCGAAGCATAAAACAAGTTGCCATGGGTGCCGTTCTTGCATTCCACCATGGTCTCATTGGTAATCTTCGCAGTTGCCAAAACATACCTCCAAAATATTCCTTATATAAAAAAGAACCCCGCCTTGCGGCAGGGGTATCGTTCAGCTCAAAACCTTATCAGGCAAACTTGTAGCTGCCAAAGTCGCGGTCCAGAATGATAGAAACACCGGTGCGCTTGGTCATCAGGAATTCCTGGGTCAGGTCGGCCTTGTTCATCGGGTCGCCCATCAGCATGGTAACTTCACCCTCGGTAACGCGCTTCACGGGCTTGGTGTCACCGGCAAAAATGTAAACAGTGTCGTCAGGCAGAATGAACTCAGTAGAGCCGATCTTGTGGCGCTGCTTCATCGCAATCATCGGGGTGCCGGCAATGTGGCCCAGGTAGCCCATGCTGTACAGGTCGCTCTTGGCCTGCTCGCCCATGGTAGCAGTGGTAATCTTGCGCAGTGCCTTGCGGGTACCAACGATAGTAGCAGTGTCTCCGGTAGAAGCTTCAATGTGCTCAATCAGGTCAAGCAGCTTGTCCTCATTGTAAGAACCGCTCTGGGTATAAACGGGGTCCAGCTTGGTAAACATGCTGGTCCATGCCAGATAAGCGCTGTCCAGATCGTACTGGGTAAAGCTGCGGCCAACAGTGTCAACCAGGTCATTAAAGTCAATACGGCCAGCCATCACGCGGTTCATTTCCTCGTAAACCTTCACAGCACGCAGCTGGGTATTCACGGTAATGTCCTGGCCGGCTTCCAGGCGCTGACGGCGAACGCCCTGGGTGCCTTCAGCAATGTCGGCAACAGTCAGCAGGCACGGCTTGGTGGTATGGAAAATGTTGGTATCGCCCAGAGAGGTATTGCGGTCCTCAATAAAATTGGTAAAGAACTCGTCACCCTTCAGGCCCTCTTCGCTGACCTTTTCAATCAGAACTTCGGTAATAGCAAACAGGTTGCTGCACTTACCGTCGCGGATATCCTTGTAGCTCATGCTGGTCTTGCCATTATTAGCCTCAATCATGGCCTGGCGCAGAACTTCCTGGCTGTCTTTCACGCTGTATTCGCCCAGGTGGCCATGGTAGCCATCAACGGCCAGCTTAATCAGTTTCTCATCCATGTTAATACTCCTTTACATATGAAGATAGGTGCAGCCATAGGCCACACCAGTAATTAGTTATAACTAACTCGCTGATACAAAAAAATCAGGCGATCACGTCAACGATGTAATAGGTATACTGGCCATCGCCAAAGCCAACCTTCACAGGGTCGCGCTTGATCTCACCAAAAACATTGTCAGCAGAAGCATCAGCCTCAATTTTCAGCTTGGTAGAACCAGCAGCAAAGGCAACAAACTTGCCCTTTTCGGGGGTGCCGTCAAAAGCTTCAGCAGTAACGCGGAAAGAATCAACACCGGCAACCAGCAGGTAAACGCGAACAGGCTTGCCAGCTTCGTTCTCCCACTCGGTCAGGTAATGGGTGCGAGTCTCATCGTAAAACAGCTCAACGCCGGCAACCAGGGCCAGCATAGGGCGCTTGGAATCAGCAGCAGGTGCTTCAGCCTTGTAGGTTTCGGGGCCGATTGCATCACCAATCACAACAATGTTGCCATTATCAATGGCGGCAGGGCTGCCATCCTTGTAAAAAACAACACTCTTCAGGTAGGCAGCGTTGCTGGAACCAACCAGCATATCGGTGCCAACAACAGCATGTTTAATGTTAGCCATAATATGTAACTCCTTTTTTTTACTCTTTTGTATGCAGGTAACGTTCAAACAGGTCGCCATAGCGCTTCTCTGTTTTCTGGGTGCCATTCACGCCAAACCGTACCTTGTTTACCTCGCCCTTCTTTTCTTTGGGCGGAACATAACTGAACTCAGCGGCCTTCTTGCCCAACAGCTTGTAGCAAGCATCTTCCAAAACGGTAAACTCCATCGTCTTGTTATCTCGCAGCTTGGCATAATCAGCATCGCCATCCAGCTTCTGATCCATAACGGCAAACAGCTGTTCGCGTTTAGCGCTCTCTTCTTCTTTGGCAGCAGCAGCCTCGGCCGCAACGTAAGCATCATATTTCGGCTTCATCTCGTCATACTCTGCTTTCAGTTCGCTGTACTGCTTGTTGGCAGCCTCCAGTTTTTCGGTCTGCTCTTTGGCCTTGTCGCCCATGGTGCTGTATAGCGCGGGCACGCCAATATCGGCACTGCCTTCATCCCAGGCTTCATACTTTACCTTCATGCGTTTCTTGCTGGCAAAATCAACTTTCACGTTGTCGCCATCCATGGTAAAGGTAAAGCTGTAGATCTTCCAATCCTGGCAATCCATCACAACGGCAAGGTCATCCTGCACATCCTGCAGCCAATAGCGGCTCACTTCATAGCCCCACGGGTCAATCATGGTTTCAGCGCTAATGGCCTCGTTTACTTCATTCAGCTTGTCACACAGGTTCAGGCTGTAATCCGCAGCAGGTTCTCCGCCTTCCGGTTCCGCAGCGGGTTCCGGTTCTGCCGGGGGTTCGGGTTCTGCAGGTTCAGCAGCAGGCTCTGCGGCCGGCTCACTTTCCGGTTCACCCTGCGGCTCTTCCGGCTCGGCAGATTTTGCTGCAGCCATCTCTTCACACTTCGCTTTCAGTTCCTCAATGGTAATTTCCTCCAAAGAGAACTCCAGCGTAGAAGCGTCAATGCCGTAAGAAGCCAGAATTTCTTCTTTTTCTTTCAAGCAATCGTCTCCTTTCGCAAAATTATCTATCTGAGCCTCCTTGGAGGATTCAGATCTCTGTAAAGCTGTGTATTCCGCCAGCATATCCTTAACCTGGCTCGCAATCGTTGCGGCGGTAAAATTCGCCGTAACTGTGCTGCCCGTCATTGCTGGTCGGATTTGCGGGTCAGTGGTGGAAAGCACGCAGCAGCCATCAAAATCAAAATTCTGCACAACATAGTAGCCGTCTTTATCCACATAGCCTTCCATGTTGGTGATCTCCATGCTCTGCCCTTTCACCACATCCCGCTCAAAAATCCCACAGGAATCGTCAAACTTGGTCCACAGCAACCCGTCAACGCGCAAATATTCCCGTGTTTTTCCTGTGCCGTCATCCCGGCTTACCCAGCGCGGGTTGCAGCTCTCCGGTATTACACCGTAAGCGCTGCCGGCATATACATATCGAATCCCGTCCTCGTCCACAATCAGCTCATGTTCGTGGCCCTTAAAATCAAGCTCATCATCGTCATTTTGCTCAATGTATCCAAGGATCGGGGTATTCGCAATACTCTTTGCTGCCCGGTCAACTACCTCTTTTTCAAACCGCGATCCGTTCAGGTTGCCGCCAGTATGCAGCACATCAATTGTCACGTTAATAAAACGCGCATCTTTGCCCATCACTTCTCCGGTTTTTTCAAAGGTAATTGGCAGGCGGTTCAACCGCTCACTCACATCCAATCACCCCGTAAACTAAAAAAGGCCGCTTACATAGCGGTCTCTCAAAAGTAATTTCGTTTTTTCTGCTGTGCGGCAAACTCCTGCACAGCCTTCAAATCATCGTCGTCAAGTTCAAAAATATATACTATATGGCCGCCACTGTCGCGCTCTTCCCGCACCAGCTTCTTTTTCTGGCGCAGCAAATATAGTACCACGTCACGGCCGCGCACCTTAACTTCACGCTTCATCGTTCACTCAGCCTCCTGTCGCCAGGTCTTCCTCGCTGCTGTTCTCGCCTGCGTCTGTCAGCGCCTTACCTTCACTTGCATTGGTGGGGCGTCCGCCTTCATCTGTCGCGGCATTACTGTCAGCAGCGCTCTGCGTGTTGGAGCTTATCAGCGGCACCTCATTGGCCGCCAGGTTCAATACCGTGTTTTCTAGGTACTGCATGTTCTCCACATCGCTTGGGCTGTATCCGCTTGTCGCCATAATGGCACTGCGCACCGGCATTCCGTACTGGCCATCTTTTACAAGGCGGTCATGCACTTCCTGCCGGTTAAAATACGTCACATCTAAAATATTTACCTTAAACTTAACTGCCGTCGAAACACTCTTTAATTTACGGTTGATCCAGCGTTCAATCTGCCGCATCATTGCAAACACAATCATCTGGTCGTTCACGGTAGAAAGGCTCAGCGTCGAACTGCTGGGGTCTTCACCGCCACCAAACAAGATGTTGTTTACACCCGCCTGCTTCCACATCGAATTTTCAGCTTTTGCCACATCGTCACTGCCGCTCACAGCTCCACTTTTTTCAAAGTCCCAGCTACTGATCTTCATCGGACTCATAATCGCGCCAATGTTCTCCGGCAACACGTTGCACAGCATGTCGTAAAACTCTTTGCACAGGTCGTAGTCAATCAAAAATGTACCGTCATCCCCCACCGGGATCTCCAGCGCCAACGCCTTGTAATTATTCACTTCACTGGCATCTTTACTGATCGCCCGATAATCTTCAATATCCGCCAGTGCGCTGAACAAGCTCACAAACGGCGGAATCGGCACATACGTCTGCTCGTTTACTTTCAAACAGATAGAATTTTCACTTGACAACTCCTGCCACTTCAAGCCGGAATCCTTCTGGTACGCACTGTACATCGTGGTAAATTCCGGCGGAAAATTTGGTAATCGCTCACGGTGGGAATCAAAGTAAGAAAAATTGAACGCAAAGTTGTATACACCATCCTCAATGCTGCTGATCTTGCAATAGTCTGCATCCAGCTGCTGGAATGTGTAGCTGTCGTTCGTTTCCCATGCGTACCCGTAATACACATCATCACGGAACGCCACCATCAACGCCCGGCTGAACTCGTGCCGCAGGTTCATCTTTTCCAACTGTGCCGTCACCGCATAGTAACCTTTTTTGAACTTTTGCAGGTTCACATTCTTGGAATAATCAACGCCATACGGCACCACAATGTAACTGAACGTGCTCATGTTGGCAAAATACTGGATCAGCCGCCTGTAATAGTTCGAAATATTGAACAGGTATTGGCTCATCTGCCGCAGCTGCACTTCATAGTTGGCCGGGTTCGCCAAATAGGTAACAATCTGGCTCTTGGTGTACTTTTTATAAGTAGGGTTGTAGTCGCGGTTATTTTCCAGGTCGCGGATCTTCACGTTTGCTAGGTTCGCATATCGCACCTTACTCATAAATTCCGTCAATGGCACAAAGCTTTTCTTGCCGTCCGGGCTGATCATGGCGACCTTTTTCTGCTGTATTTCTTCCATATAGCCGCCTCCTTAATGCCGCAGTCTGGGCGCTCTAAAATTCATTTCAATCTTCTTATTGCGCATAAAGTTTTTGCTCATCATGCGTTCAACCTGCAGCGCAATGTAATAGTTATAGCTCAGGCTGCTGTAACGGTCCTTGCGTGCGCCGGGCTTCTCATGCACACGGATCAAATTATTCGTTGCTTCATATTCCAGGTTCACCAACTCATTTACAGCCAATCCGGTATTGATATACGGCATCTGCAGCGCCATCTTCTCCATGGGTGAAAGCTTGTCGTAACCTTTAATGTTCGCCCGCAAAATCTCTTCGCAGTCATATTCGGATTCCAAAAACCGGATTCTCCCCTGTTGGATTCCGCTTCGCAACGCAATTGTCACGTCATTATTAAACTGGCTGCTGCCCATGATCGCCCAAATCACCTTGGGTGCCGTCTTGTCGGGGCACCGATCCTGGAAATCCGGGTTATTGCAGCAGTTCAGCGGTGGGTATGTCTCGCCCGTCTCCGGGTCATAGCACTCGTGCATCAGCAGATCCATAATGGGAGCACCAAGGCCCTTTGCGTCAATGCCAATGTAGTCACACTCAAAATACTTAAAGTAGCGGCGCAGCTTCAGCACCAAATCCTGCGTAATAATACCCTCGCAATTTTCGGTGTACACCATGTTGCTGGTACACTTGCCCGTACTATCCGGCACCAAACTGTTCAAAAAGATGCTGGTGGCGTCATTGTCGCGGCGCTTAGAACTCATCAGGGCAATATCAACTGTCAAAATCCGCTTCTCACCGGTCTTCTTGGCCGGCAACTGGCAAGCCGCCTTATTGTTCAAAATCATGTTTGGCGCATAGAACGCTTTTATGATCTTGCGCTGCTTGTTAATGTCGTCAAAGCTAAATAGCCCGCCGTCTGTCGTGCCAATAAACAGCGCCTCATTTTCCATGCGGAACCGTATGTCAGAAAACGTCGATTCTGTCATCTCGTCTTCTACCTGGCTCTTCAGCAGCAGATTTTCTTTAATACTCATCTGGTACGGGAATCGGAAACAATAGTAATTTTTCGTGGTGTCAAACATGTTCACAAAGTAATCCTTGCACAAATCCCACGACCAGTGCTGTTCAAACCATGCAGAGCTTAGGTACATCTGCTGGTTGCGTTCCGCCAGGTGGGCATACTTGGGGTTATCCATGTAGCCGGGGTGGCGGATGTAGTTCAAAAACTTCTTCAAAACCAGATCTAGCACTTCTTTGTCAACCATGCGGTATTCGTCAATGATCAGCAAACTCGCACGGCCGCCACGGGCAGTATCTGCAGCAGTCACAACCTCAATTACACTGTCATTGCGGAAGGTTATCTTCGCCACACTCTGGTTTATCGTTATATCTTTTATCTCACTGCGCAGTAATGGGCTTCGCGGCACCAACTCCTGCTCAATCTTTTTCAGTACCAAGCTGCCCTGGTTTCGCGTTTTGCTCGCAATCACAATCAAGCTGCCTGGATACAAGATCGCTTTCCAACAACAGAAAATTGCACATAGGAACGTTTTGCCTAGACCACGCGCCGCTATAAAACAAAAATTTGTGCATAGCGCCATGCAATAAATCAAAATCTGTTGGAACATCTTCAGGTTTACGTTCAAATAATCCTTGCAAAACCTCTGCGGGTTTGCCCGGTAAAAGCTGGCCCACAGCGCCACGGCATTCATAATCCGGCTTGTCTTATCTTCCGTAACCTCTCTTGCAGTTTTCTTCACCATTCAAGCACCACCTCACTCTCCGGGGGTGCCAAAAATAGCGTTGCGGATACTCTCGTTCTCTTCCTCTTCTCCGCCGGTGTATTCAGGTCGGTGCGCCGTATAAGGTGCCATGCCTTCCTCGTATTCTTTCTGCCACGGGTTTTTGATCTTAAACAGCTCCATCATTGGCCCTGTCACCCAAGTGCGGAAATATTTGCCAATCCCATCCACATCCCGCCATTCGGGCGCAGCTTCCGGGATCGGCTTTTTGTCTTCCCACTTTTTAATCAAGGTGCCAAAGGTATTTGCCTCTGCCAGTGCATTATCGTTCGTCTGGTTTGGCTTAATATTGGCGCTGCCCAGCAGGTTCTGCAAAGTATCGCTGGCCTCTTTTACCTTCTTGGTGTCACCCGTTTGGTATGCCTTGGTCAGCATAATCTGCGCCATACTGATTGCTTTGAACAATTCTTCCTGCGCTTTTGTGGAGCACTCATACCGGGTAATCCAGTCCTTGTACTCATTGTCCAGCCGCACATACTCGGCCTCGTTGAACCCTGGCCCCCAAAACCCAACCATGCGCTGGCTTACCTTGCCGCCGTTTGGTCGTGTCTCGCTGATATCGCTCACATCATTGATCACCCGCCCGTTGATTTCTTCCAGGTAGGTATCAAAGGTCTTGCCATGGTTCTGGGTCATGTTGCAATGCCTGATCCAAGCTGTCATCCGGCTTGTGTTCGGGGCATGCTTTGCCGTGCTTTTCAGCAGGCCCTCGCTGTAATAAATGTCAAACAGCATGCACACCCGTTTCATGGCCTCATCCTCATTGCCCAGCGCCTGGGTGTAATGGTCAACCAGCTTGTCCATGCAGCTTTTGCATACCGGGAAGTAATGGTTGTTCCCTCGCCACAGCTCGCTTTGCGCAGGGGAAAAATTATCCTTTTGGTGCATGAACCGCTTGCCGCAACAGGCGCAAACAAAATACGCAGGCCCATCGTCCTCTGCCATCATGCGGCGGATCTTGGCCTGCGCTTCTGCGTTTTCTCGTAAAATTGTAGCTTTATTTTTAGAGCCTTTCGGTCTTCCGGCCATGTTCAGTCACCCGCCTTATCGGCGCGGTTCCCGTTCTCATCATAATCACGGAAGTTGTTCCGGCACTCGTTCCAAAACTCCACCACATCCATCAATTTCTGGCTGCGCTTAAACACACAGTAGCTTGTCTGGGTAATGGGGTTTATCTGCCGGCTCTCATAGCTCAAACCAAACGCCTTCAAAAAATTCGTAAGCCGCGCCGAATAACTGCAAAAGTATTCGGGCTGCTTCTTCTCATACTCACCCACTCTAAAAACCATCCCCTCTCAATCAAAAAATCCCACGCTCTAATCCAGCGTAATATCGTAACAGCAGTCCACGCCGTAAGCATTCACCACCAGCACGTTCTGCTCTGGTTTATTTCGCAATCTCTTATCCATGCAGTAGCAGTCCGCGCCATCCACACAGCCGCTTTCGTATACTTTCGTATCGTATACAGTAGTCAGGGCATTGGTGTGGCGGTGTCCCATCAGCACAATGTCAGGCTTATCACCTGTCATCATAGTCAAGGTCTGTACCACGCTGCCCGGTGTGTCTTTATCACCATGCACTGCATACACCAGTCGGCCGCGTACCATAAAGTCCGCAATCGTCTCGTCAATCGTATTCTGGTAGGTTTCTACATTACCCAGCGCCGTGCAGCGTGCGCCCACAATATAAGTCACAAGCTTGTCCAGGTATTCACCGTGCTGGTTATCCTCCTTGGCAGGGAACACCCGGCTGTGGTTGCCCGGCACACTATAAATGTATACACGTTCAAACATACGGCTCAGTTCGGCCACAAACCAACTCACGGCTTCCCCGGCGCTGATCACCTGGTCCACTACATTCTCGTTGTTTTCCAGCCGGTTGTTCAGGTGGATCTCACCGTTTACCAGGTCTCCGCCCAGCACCAAAAAACAATTCTGGCCATTGTGGCGCTGCTGGATCACATACACCTTTTCTGCATAACGCTTCAGCCGGGCACGCAGTACCTGTTGGTCAAAGCTGTTGTAAAGGTTCTCAATCTTAACTCCCGCATGCAGATCGGTCAGGTGAACAATCAGATCGGTCGTCAGTGCTTCTGTACTAACTACCCCAATGTGTTCAAAAGTCTCTGGCTTATAAGCGCTGAATCGCCGTTCAATCAGCTCTCGCATGCTCTCTCCACGGGCTTGTACCCGCATCAGACGGCTCACTTCATTGCGCTCATCCCGCAGCTTGACCTTTTCTTTCTCCAGCTCGCGGCGCTGCTCTTTAATCTCGCCCAAAATCTGCTGGGCGTCACTCAGGTTAGTTTCACTGGCGTGCGCCAGAATGTTGAACGCCTTCCAGTTCTTGCGGTATACGCACTCATCCTTGTCCTGGCCCAGCTCTTTATTGATTACATCCGCCACATCGTCCCAGGTGCCAATCTGGTCCTTGGCAGCACAAATGCGGTAGATGTATTCATTGTCAGTTTCCTTGGCAAGCTTGTGCAGTTCAAGCATTCACGTCACCCCGTGTGTTCACAATTCCGGTGCGGCGCTGGTCACGCTCCATCTCAGCCAAAGCTTCCTGCGCAAAATAGTTGTTGGGCAAAGCCTGCAGCACATACGGCAGCTCGTCCACCATCGTCTTGTTCACGGTCGTAACCATATGCACACCGGGGAACTTCTTGCGCAACATTTTTGCTTCTTCCTTAGAAATAACAATCATCTTCAAAAATCTCCTTATAAAAAAATAATCTGAGAATAAAAGAACCCCCGGCCATAATGGTCAGGGGGCACTCCACCCTCTATAATCATATATAGGGGGTTTTCAGCTTCAAGCGTTACAAGGTATTATTTTTTGTTTCTGTAGCGGGTCACGCGGGCCAATGTCTTGGCGTTTTTCTCCAATTCCGCGCAGGTCTTGCAGTAGTGTGCCTTGGCATTCCACGCAATCTCTTCTCCGCACTTTTCGCAGTACCGGTTGTCAAACAGTCCAATCTTTGCGCACAATTTATCCATATCCAACCGGTTGTTCTCTGCCGTCACATCCCAGCAGTAAACACCTTCGCTTTTGTGATCATAAAACGGATACTCATACAAACAGCCAATCCGCCCCGGACCCGGCTTGCAAATAATTCGGTTCAATATACCGCACTTGTCACTCAGCACATCCAGTTCCACCGGCGCTTCATAACCGTCCCACCAGTTCGCGCCATCAATGTGTATCGCTGTCACATCTCGCCCAAAGCAAGAGCAAAACTGTTTGATCCTGTATCGGTTCATCAAATCCAGCGTGCCACTGCCGTTCAGCCGGCACATAACAATCACGCCAAGCAAAACCTTCACCTGTCGCTGCGTCAGCCCATAAGTACGGATCGCCAGCCTGATGTAAGTCATGTCGCTCTCATAAAGGTAGATCTTGTCAACCTGCCGCAGTCCGCACTTCTTCAGCTGTTTTTTCTTGTACTGCTGGATTAGGTCCAACCGGTCATACTGCCTTATGTACTTGGGGTCGGTATGGGCCAGCTGCATATCTGCACAAAAATCTGGCTCATACCCACTCTGCGCCAACAGCCGCCGTAACAGCCGTGGGCTTTCATCGTAATCGTCAAAGTTATCCAGCAGCATCTTTTCATTGCAATAATAGCTGTAATACATTACCCCTCTCCTCCTTCAATCGGTTCAATGTTCAGTTCGTTGCCAACCGGCACCAGGGCATAACGCTTGCCCAGGTACTCGTATTCACCGTCATCGCACAGCTGCGGCAAGCAAATGTTCACCTGCTGGATATTCTCCACAATGCCGGTGCCGGCCACCACCCACATAAACTTCTTGCTGCGGCGGGGGTATTTCTGGTAGCAAAGCATCACGGCAATGTTGGCCAGTTCTTTGGGGTCAAGGCAAATCTCTGCACACCGGGCACGGAACTTGTTATAGTACAACTGCCAGTCAACCTCAAAGTTGGCGGCAAACTCCTTTGTAACGCCCTCAGCCTCCAGCTCATCTTTGAACCGGTCAAAGTAACGGCAGTGGTGTTCAGTTTCTGCCAGCTCGGCTACCGTTTTATTAAACTCAAAATAGATTTTTTCAATCGCATCAAAATGCTCCTGGCTAAATCCCACCTTCCCGTCAATCATAATTGTGTAATCAAACCCGTCACTCCTTTTGTGGCGCAGCCCGTCCGCCCACTTTTCAATAACCCAACACATCTTATTCATGTTGCTGTGGGCGCAGCTCAGGCGCTTCATCCGCTTATAGTACGGGCTTGCATACTTCATAAAATATGGCAAAGGTCTGCCATACTTGGCAATCTGCCGCGGCACCGGGTACAACACACCGGTTTTTGCAAAATCGCATTCTTGCTTGTGGACTATATCATCATCTCACACTCTTGGCGTGTATGAGAGGCTGGCACTTCCACGCCGGATTTTCACCGGATCGCGTACATCCCTTGCGGGCTAGTCTCTTGACCTTCCTTATTATATGTATAAGGCTTGGCACAGGATTGTATCAACCATGATAGTTTCCCTGTTAGCATACAGACAAAACGCCATTTCCTGCGTTTCCACATTTGTCCTGTGTACACCCTGCTCTTGCAGGTTCACCAGCTGTTTCCACTGCGCGTCACCGCACAGGGCCACCGATTCTTGATGGCTTTCGTTTTTCAATTACCCCGTATGTCACCATACAGGCCAGACTATCTCTTCCATGTTTCCATGGCCACGCGCTTGGCGTCCGGGCTATCATCTCCCGGCCTACAGGGCTACACTCATCACCCCTAGTCTTTACACCTTCAGTAATTACCAGTAACTGGCAATCAAAGCTTGGCACGGTATTGTCTTTACGCTGTATTGTAAAGAGTTCCACCGTTAGCCGCCCTTTAGGCGACACTGCTGATAAGGCATTCACGCGGTTTTACAACGGCGAAGCCACCGTTGGTTATGGAGAGCAGGTCAACATACCGGGCGTATGTTTCTTTCTGCTTCTCGGTTTTTGGTGTTTTGTTGTGGTAGCAGCTCGCGTAATTGGAAATCTCACCAATCAAACTCTTCAAGCTGCGCATAATGCACGCCGTGCGGTTCTGGATCGTGTCCTTCTCCGCCAGCGCAGTTACTTTATCTTCAATGTCAATTACAATTTTTGCGTTCCTGTCCACACCCTTCATCATCAAAGGGCTGTCAAGAAGCAAACAAAGATCGCCATCGTACATACCTACGTTGTTTTTTCATAGGTATAGACTATATCTTCTACCGGTCTCCCGGCAGCGGTGCGCTCCAAACTGCGTGTCAATAGCAGCCTTACCCTGGTACACTCATCCCAGATAGTCGTTGCAGCCGTTTCCAGCCACAGGATTCTCCTGCCATCTCTCAGGCAGGCATTCCCTGTTAGCAGCCCATAAGGGCCACACCCCTGACGAAGGGTTCACACCGTTCCAAATGCTGTGTTACCACAGCCCCGGACCATCATCCGATCCGCGCCATTTAATCTCTGCGGGGTAATGCTCTTGCAATTAACAATCAACGTGTTCACCAACTGGCCGCAATATTTTTCCAGCAGCGGGTTGGTCACGCCCTTCAGGATCACATGCTCGCTCTTGCAAATGTGCGGGTTGCGTTCAATCAGCCGTTCGCCAAGCGTTGTCCCTGTTCTGTCAAAACTGTAAAACTCGTCCGCCTCCAGCGCCCCCTTTAAGGGTAGGCCGGCAATGTGTTCCATCAGCATAATCAGGTCAGGCACTAAGAACTTAAAGCTTCCGCGTAGCCACAACTTGCCGCACTTCATGTCGTCCTTATATTTTCCAAGCAGGTTGGTTATGTACTTTCGCACCCCCTCCTCTTTCAGCATCTCTGGGTTCTTCAAAATCGCCGCGCAATAATTATTCAGCGGTTTGTGCCGGTCAGCCAGCATGCCCAAAAAACAGTAGGTGTATACCGGGTCACCGTTCTCAATCTTTTCAACCCAATCAATGCTGTAATCTGCCAGGTGCTCAAACTCGTCTACCGGCAAATCCAGGTCCTGCAAAATCTGGTAGTTGCCGCGGGTGTATAGCGGTTCTGTGTCAATATCAAACTGCCACTTTGCAATGCCAATGCAGTGCTTGTTCTTCTTGAACTGGTACCAGTATTCCTCCCAGTCCGCAATCGTGCCGGTCTTCTTAAAATACTTGTACCCCTTGTACATGCTCTCACACGCAATAATCTTGGGTTCAGCCCCTGGGCTGACATCGTGTTCCACGCCCCAAATGTCTTTGATGAATCGTACCCCGCGTTCTGCAAAAAACGTTTCATAATCCATCTGGTTCAGTACGCCCTTAAAGTACGGCATCCGCCACACAACACTTGTCACAGGCGTCTCACTGCCCAACCGCCGCTGTATCTCCTGCATAATCTTGGGGTGTGCGATCCCGCAGCCATCAAAGGCGTTTATCTCAATGTCGCGGGTAGTTTCTGCAATGTCTTTCTGCACCCACTCGCGGTCAGCCCCGGTCTTGCGGTCTTTGAACTGGATCTTGCGGTCATATACATATTTAATGTTCTGGTTTGGTATCGTCACAAAACAGTCCGGCACCACCACAATGGTCGGGTACCAGTTCTCAATGCAGTGGCAGCTGGAATACATCAGGCCGCGATAAGCGTAAAATTTCTGGTTTGTTCTTCTGCGTTCGCTAGGCGCAAAAGTTTCAGCTTGCAATTATATATCAAAGCATCTTGTGCTCATCAAAGCTGTACTTTACAACATTACTATTTTTCAGCGCAGCTTTGCACATGGCATATGCTTGCAGATACTCTTCTTGTTTAATTACAGTATGACGAGTGTGAACAAAACGAATAATTTTATAACCTTTACTCAAGATAAAATCTTCACGCTGTTTTTCTCGTGCTTCAAATTCTTTTGGAGAATATCTGCCATATAGAACATTGGCTTTATGACCGGAACCATCAAACTCAATAATGACGTTATCCTCCAACAGAATGTCTGCCAGATATCTGCCAATAGGAAAATTCAAATCTCCACCTAATAACCTGCAAATGCGTTCCTGCTCCGGGCTGCTTTTACCTGTTCTGTTTAGGTATGTAGTAACGGCAATTTTTTCTCTGACAGAATCAAGCGACAAAGGATAATCAACGCCATATTTTTCACGGTTCGCCAATCGTCTCTTTTCAAGAATCTCTTTGCTTTTGCTAGGATGATCAACACCATACCGATCAAGCATTGTCTCTTTAATTTTTTCACGACGGATTTCTTGAAAATTCTCTCCGTAATGCTCTATCAAAGAAGCTCTATTTTTCGCCTTAATCTCATCGTTCATCATGGGATTAGGCGCACCAAAAACCTCTATATACTTCTGAACTTTTTTCTGTTTAACTGATTCAAGACGGTTGGTACTAGAGGTTCCGTAGTTGATAAGGTTAGATTCTGCAATCTTAAAGTGTTCACATTGGCGGCAAGCGCATTTATGAACTGTTCCATTGAGCACGCGCTGATAATACTTCTGATAAACCATGGTGTACTCTTTGCCACAGTAATCGCAGATAACGTGTACTCGTTTATTCGAGCCATGACTTAATGTTTTTGCATCAACCATCTTACCATTGACTTCAACAAACTGATTTTCAACTAACATGTTTTCTCACCTCCTTCTTTTCTTTATTGTTAAAGCGAGTTTTGCAAGCCTCATTTCTCTATGTTTCCATAGATGCACTGACTATATCTTCATCCCAGTAGGATGCTCCCCATTCTCGGCGCTTTGCCTTACCCGCATTCGCGGTAGTCGATGAACGTTCCCCTGTTCGGAGCTTCGCTGCTGATTACCTAATCTTGGTAGTTTTCTAACTCTCACACTTGCGCTTGTTTCATCACTGTGTTGTAGCCTACTAAGCTCTAAAGGCGTTCCAGCAATTAAAGGAGTTTGCTAATAACAATTACTTGTTATAGGAGCAATTTTAACAACTACTCAATACTGTTTCCTGGATCTGTATTCCCATCGTGATTCTCACGTCAAGGTCGTGGGCCAACCGCCTGTCCACAAAGCTCAAGATACCCTGCCGCACCATACTGGCGCTGCGTTCACTCAGCACAAACTCTTGCTTTCCAATCTTAAACCCGTGCTGGATCAACCGCTTCATGGCCGCCTTCTTGTTCTGGCCACCAACGCAATCCACAAACACAACAAACCGGTTGTACTCGTTGCTCTCGTATGTAAGCAGCCGGATCTGCCGGAACAGCATGTTGTCACCCTGCTTTACATAAAAGCGCTCTTCCTCCTCCTGGCTGATCTGGATGTTATAATCATGGTTAATAATGTAGGTCAGGTTCAACTTTCGCACAATATATAGTGGTGGTGCGAACATTACTCGTCCTCCTTGTTATCCGGGTCATTCTCTTTGTCCTCGGCTTTTTCCAGGTTGTAAATCTTTTCAATGCTAACCCGCCCGCTGTCAAACGCCTCACGGGAAAGTGCCGCCCACAACAGCGCATACAAAACCGGCAGCGCCACAAAAATTCCAACCGTGGCCACAGTGCCCAACATCTGCAACGCCAGCCGGATCACCACAATGCAGCTTCCAACCAGCACCATGGCCTTAAATCCCTGCCACAGGTCATGCAGAAAATTTGTCAGTATCAACAAAGTTTCAGCTTCTTTCTTGTTCAAAGTTTTATACCTCCAAAAAAAAATATTTTTTCGTAGAAAAGGTAAAGTGGGCAATATACGTTCGTTTTGCTTAGAATATTTCATCCTCACGCAATCCCCAGTCACTGTAGTTATCAGGCGGCATCTCCCACCCGTCGCAAAACTGGGTGTTGCACAACTCTTCCATCGGCGGCTCTGGTGCGGGTTCCTGTTCCGGTTCCGGCATCACCTCCTCTGCTGGTTCCGGCTTATCCTCCGCTCCACATGTCTGGCCTGCCGGGTACCAGTTGGAGCCTGCTCGGTTGGGTTTGCGCCGGTACCGGTTCTTTGTTTCGCGCACAACCTTCTCTACCATGTTGTCGCCACACATTAGCGGGAGCGCCAAAATCATCTCCGGCCGGTCAGATTCCAGGCTTCCCTTTTCAATCGCTCCATAGTACGGGATAACCAGCCCACACTGGTACATAACCCGGATGGCGTTTGATACGGTCTTGTCGGCCAAGTGCAGTTCTTTGGCAATCGCTTTAATGTATCCTACCCACGTCGCCACAAACCCCATCTTTTCCTTGCCATATGTACGCTGCCACAGGCGGTACCGCAACCGCAGGTAACAGTAGATCCGGTACAAATTGTTCGTGCCACGCCCGGTAGAATAGGCAGTAGCCACTCTGTTTAGCAGCAAGAAATATTCGTTTGAGGTCAGTGAAGCATAACCAAACTTTCCGTCCTTATCTTCTTTGCCAAACACCTCGTTCAGATCTTTGAACCGATACTTAAACGGTTTGGTCGGTTTTGCCCGGTTGTACCCCTCTGTCATAATCACGCCACATGCTTCTAAAAACTCAACTGCATCTGCCGCACGGTTGTAGTATCTGCGGTGCTGGCAATCTTTCCCAAACGTTCCAGCCAGCTCGACCAGCTCTGACAGGCTCGTATAACTGTAAAATCGTAAATCGTAAAACGGCGAATACTTTGCGTACATCAGCATGTAAACCGGCAGTAACTCCGACACGTCCTTGCGCAAAATCAACTCTTCCGGCACCTGCATAACCTGCTTTGCTAAGTAGGAACCATTCGTATACATTAAAAAACACTCCTTTGCCGCATTAAAAAACGGCTCGAAAATAATCATTCAATTCTTAAAAAACGGCTCGAAAAACGCATTTTGGAAAACGATGTTCAGAAACGATGCAAAATCCGCAGTCCAATTCGTTTTTGAACAACGAAAAACCTGGGGTAAAACCAACATTCACTTACGCTTAATAAGAAAAACCTTAATAAAGAAATATAGGTGGTACTTTTGCTCGGCGTTTGGTCCTCCGGGAATTCGTATCCGCCGACCATTTCGCTTGTTCTGCGTGCATCCCAAGCTCAACCGTACCCCTTTAACCCTGTGTGGGCGCATGGGTTCTGGTGGGATCGTTCCTTGTTCTTATCGTTCCTGGTTTTATACAATCTCCCAGGCCGTAACGTGTCGGTCCAAAAACAGTCCCAGGTCATAGCGCTGTCCGTTCAGGTCAAGCCATTGGTGTATTCCTCTGGTTTTCAGGCCGTTGCAGGTCACGACTCGTTTATTTAGTCCTAGCTGATCCGGCGCTGATAAAATCACGCTCTTTCCTTTTGCGTTAAAGGGTTCTTCCAAGCTCATCTCCCAGCGCTTTTAACGCATCCTGCTGGTTTATGTATCGCATGTCGCATCTTCTTGTATTGTGGCTCACAGCGCGTCCCTGCGCGTCTCAGGCTATGCTATACCGTGCGGTGTCGCGGTTTATGAATAGATCGCTGGTTCCGGCATTACTGGTTCCTTAAAACAGCCAAGCCCAAAATCTCCCGGCCAATATTCGCCCTGTAGCCATTTGTTCTGGTCCTGAATAATCTCGTCCAGGTTGTCAGGATCTTTCACCAGGTTCATTGGCATCAGTAGCGGCAGGTACCCGCCTTCGTCATCCATGATAATAAACAGGTTAGCCAGATCGTCCGCCGTTGCGCTTTGTAACTTTTCAAGCCTTGTCATATGCTTTATCCACCTCCTTAGCCCGCCGTACAGGCATTTCCAGCTCGTATCTTAGCTGGGCTGAATAATTTGTTTCTGCCATCAAAGGCTGGTCATAGGGGTTTGTATGGCCATGTCCGCCAATGGCATCGACTTTAACATCGGCTTCCTCAAACATTTTTATCCACATATCATATGCCAGCATCAGCCTGATTGCATCCACAACCTCATCCAGTGTTTTCTCTCCACGCAGATACAGATTTGATATCTCCATAAGATCTCTGTATCGTTTATTTGATATGCCCTTCATTACAAAATCCCTCCTTTGTTGTTGGACAATCGTGCAGCGTGCAGTAGTATAAATCTGGGCGTTTAAGGGAGTTCGCCACCTCGTCACAATCCTCACACCGCACATATTTTGTCATGGTAGGTGCTGCATCAATGGCCTCCAAAACCCGCTGTACACCATCCAGATAAGCCTGCCATTCGGCCTCTGAATACTTCGGGTCGCGCTCAATGCAGTACGCCTCAAATTCCTCCGCATCAATCAGTCGTGCCATAAAAATTTTTTCACCTTATTTTTCGTTTTTATTGTTCACGGAATTTTTACATGTGAACTTTTTATAATATTTCTTTGCGATGTGTTGTGATGTTGTTGCTATCTTCCACGCGCCAAAAATCAGTAGTGTCCATACAATCCCCAATGCCAACAGAATAAGCGGTCCCCATAAATAAATCATCAATATGGCGTCCACCGTAGACTTCCACGCCTCGCTCATTGGCTACCTCCAGTACCTAGGTCCCGCATCATCTCGTCGGTCAGGTAGTACACCGTGCTGGTATACCGATCTTCGAACGATTCATTGTCGTATGTGGTGCGGTCGTAAAAGTCGGCCTTGTAGCTATTATCTTCATCAGAATATTTTATGGTGACGTAATCTACATCCTCGGTTTCTTCTTTTACGCTCCCATCATCCTGTATTACACCGCAGTGCAGGTATGTGTCAGCGCCGCAAATGCCGCCATACCGGTTTGTATACGGCCGTGTTTCAAGAAATGCGTAGGAGATCTTGTGCGTGGTATATACAGTAGCTGTGTCTACAGCCTTTGGCGCTTTAGCTTCTAAGTAAAGGGCAAAGTGTACGGCGGCTCCAACAGCCAATACCGCAGTGGCTGCAGCGCAAGCGTAAGTTATGGCACTGGCAATTTTTAACTTTGACATAAAGTTTCTCCTTATTAGTTGCAGTCTAGGATCTCGAAACTGTCAAGTAGAGCACCGAACGAATTCTCCCAGTCCTTATAGTCTTCCTGTGTGACTTCTTTTACCGGGTTAAGCACAATCCAGTCATGTAGTTGCCGCATCTCGTCAAGCAATAATTGCAGGTTACTGGCAATCTCTTTCTTGCGGGTTTCAAATTCTTCATTGGTCATTAGTGTATTCCTCCTAGATCTGGGAAGTATTTGCGGCGCTTTTCATAGTTAATACAGGTAATTTCGGCTTTATCACGCAACCCGCTTATATCGCAACGAACAAAAAACTTGCCATAGTTTTTGCAGTGTTTGCAGTATAAACATAAGCTGGACGTGTAGTCTTCAGGCCATTCTGTAAATAGCGTGCAATGGGCAGGTTGTTCTATCAGCTTCTCTTCTAGTTCGCAGACAATCCGGCTATCAGTCATAATCATCCGACAGTAACAGCAATTCTTGCATGTAGTTTTTTCTGCCTGTTCTTTAGCTGTCTCAGCTTTGCGTTCCTGCTGTACTCTCAGCCAGCCATAGGCGCACACACTAGCCAAAGCGCAAATCTTTATACCCGTATAAATTGTTTCAACCAGCATCGGCCATGTCCTCAGTATCGTCCGACATACCAATCAGTCCTTCGGCTTCCATCAGCAGCCGGAACGTCTCGCGTCCCTTGGGTGTGATCAGGGTCTGGGTTCCGGCATGCCCGTTGCCACGGTTCACAAATTCCTTGATATCAAATACCTGCAAATTTCCCATAAAAAATCTCCTTGTAAAAATATGGGTGTCACTGTCCTTGACCACATTATTCAAAATCAAATTGCTTGCGGAAGTTCAGCTGCCGCGCCATAATTCAATCGTCATGCCGCACCTCTTTTATTCCGGCAACGGCCGGTATTTATTCATATCGCAGTAACCGCTCATGGCGTTCATGTCGTGCAGCATCTCGCTTACTACCTCGTTCCGGTCAAGGCCATTGCGGTCTGCATAATCTACCATGTCTTCAAACATTACGGCGATTGTATGGGTGTAATCCTTAATGTGTTCCGTCTGTGGCTGTACGGAATATCTAAAGCATGTCTGTTCCATTGTTAAAAATCTCCAAAGTTATTATTCAAAAATTAGGATTGAAAAAGGGTCATAGCGCTTGGTTCCATATGGTCGCCAAAGTAAAATTTATGTACGCCCTTGGCCCCTACCCAGTGGTCAAAACTTTCATCAAAGCTGTCATTGTGTACTGTAGCCGGCACATGAATAATGCAGGGGACTTTCTGCGCCACCATATCATCTTTGCACCAACCGCTGTTGCAGGTCCCGCAGCAAGGTTCCAGTACCAGGTCGTCAAACGGGAATATCATATCGCAGTAGCCTTTGATGTATTCGTCACGTACCTGTTCTGCGTTGTGTTCATAAGGCGTATCATTCCAATCGTCGCCCCACCATTCCACCAGGTCATCATTGCCCAGGTAGAACCGTACCAGGTTGCCCTTGCGTTCGAAGTCAATAATTTTCATGCCTTCGCTTCCTCCTTGGTGGCTTCATGTTCAACCTCAAACATCTTGGTCATATCTGTCGGGAATTAATGTCTGCTGTACATAGCCGCCGTCCGCCGCACCAACTCGCACGGATCAGGATTATTTGCCCCAAACTCCGCGTTCAGCTCGTCTTGCGTCACCGGCCACTTAAAGCCAAAGTCTTTGCGCTTGATTTTGCACAGCGGCGCTCCTTCATGCCAGAACACGATGCCCTCCATGGCGGCCAACTCCAACCCGCGCCGGATTCCTTCAAAGCTTAGGTCCGGGACGTTAATACTGATTGTGCCATGCCGCACCAGCACGTCCTTGTCCAGCCCGTAAGGATTTTTCTGGAAGTGTGGTCCAATCGCCTCATAAGTTGCATCCGGCAGGTTATCCCGGCTGTTGTTTCGTGCCGCCACAAACCATTTGTCCGCGGGGTTATCTGCCGCCACTTTCACCCAGTGGGGCCAGTGGCCAGTTACCGGGTCTGGCTTGTCACACGGGATCGCACCCTCCGGCACTACTCTGCCCGGCTTGGCATCAAAGCGCTTGTAGAATTCGCCGTTAATAATCGCGCAGCAGGCACCGTCAAGCTTCAATGTGGCAATGCTCTCATCCGTCAGTGCCGCCTCACAGCCCGGCGTAATCTCGTCACGGATCCCGGCAATCTTGTGGCCACTGAACTCGCGCTTATATAAGGTTGGAATTTTCTTCATTGGTTTTTTACCTCCAAAATTTCGTTAATTATTTAAGTGTCAATCTTGATGCTGCGCATAACGACATCGGCAACATGTGTGCCCGTTAATACGCACAGGCAGGCGTAACGGCCAATCCATTCATTGAACTCTACGTTCTCGTTAAAGGTGATTTGTACATAGTTGGTAGAATAGCCATGACTTTTCGCCCATGTGTCCGGCGTGCCATTGTCGCATTCCAAGCAAACATGCCGGCGGCCTGGATCTGATTCAATAAACCAAACCATGCTGACACCTTGCTCACATAGCGGGGCCATCATTCTTCGGGCGCTCAGTTTTGCGCTGCTTGCCTCTGCCGTGCTCCAGCGGGTCATCTGGCCGGCCTGATACTCTGCGCACGCATCATCCACGGCCTTATGTGCCCCCTTTGGGTCGCTCACATCAATCGTCACACTGCGCAGCGTGGTTGGCTCTGGCGTAGCAGCCGGTGCTCCACATTCCTCCGGCGTAAGCAATGTGTAGCAGTTTGGGTCAAGCTTCAGCTCACTGGCCGCCAGCACACCGCTCGGCTGCAGCCACCGCCCATAGGGGATCTGGTTGTCCGTCACTTTGGTAATAACAAACGTATCGCCCTCGCAGGCCGCATATTGGTGTATCCCTGCCCGGTGTGTTTTGGTAATTCGCACTTTGTCGCCCGGTTTTGCCAAACAATATCTAGCGGAGCTGTTGATGGTGCTTGTGTCGTGATTTTCCATGAATTATTTGCCTCCTTCGTTTGCGAAAACTTGTATTTAGTAAAGATAAAAAAGTGGGTGCTTGCCAGGCACCCAAATTCAATGGGCAGCGTTATATAGTAGCCAATGGCGGCACTCCTAACACTGTATCTACCGCCATTGCCGTTGCATCAATCTGCTCTTGGCTCAAGCCAATGTAGCGCATCGTAATGCTCTGGCTGCTGTGGTGGAACTTGTTTTGCAGCGTTTCCATCACCTGGCCAGCCGGCAGCCCGGCCTCTGTCATAGCGTGGTTTGCAGCATAGCCATAGGTCTTGCGCAGACTATGGGTACTAATATGCTCTTTAATGCCGCACTCTTTGGCCGCTTGGTTCAAGATCCGCCACACCTGGGTTTCGTCCAGCGGTTGCGGCACTCCCTTGGGGCTGCGCATACTCTGGAACAATGGCCAGCCTGGCTTCAGCACATTCATGGTTCGGCCCCGCATCTCTTCAATCAGGGCAGTAATCGCGCTTGCTGCCAGCGGGGTAATCAGGTCATTGGTGCGTTTGCCGGTCTTTTCATTGATGATAATTACGCGGTGGCGCGGGCAGTTGTGCTCACAATCCCACACATCATCCACGGTAAGGCGTAAAAGATCTCCCACACGCAGGCCCAGTGTCACACCACATATAAATAAGGTATAGTTCCGCTGCCTGTTATACGGGCGTCCCTGGGTGTGCAGATAGGTGGCTATGGCGTTAAAGTCCTCGCGGCTGCGGATCGGCTCTGCCGGCGTTGGTTTTGCCACACCATTGGTTTTTACCAGGCTCAGTTTGGGTTGTGCATAGCGGGCGGCACGGGCTTTCTTACTGCGGCTCCGCTGGCGCGGCTGTGGTGTTTCACGTACCAGCTTATAACCCATGGCGGATGCCAGCTGTTCCATCAGGGCGTTGTGGCCGTCAGCATCGGCGCTTGCCTGCATCATTGCCATCAGTAAGCTTGCAGCACCTTGTAGGTCCAACCCACCCTTGGCCTCTGTGGCTTCCTGCATAGTAACAGTGCGGGGAATAAAGTGAGCTACGCTGTTTCTTTTTTTCATAGTGGGCTTCCCTCCTGTGTGGTGTGTCCTGCGGAGCTTTATCCTGCGGAGCTTTATCTTATGGTTCTATTATAGCACTGCTAATTACAAGAAGTCAACAGTGGCAAAAAATAAATTTCAGGAGAAAGCGTAACAGGCTGCGCCTGGGGCATTTCAGGCTCCGCCTGTAGGGGCGGGAGTTAGCTGCGCTTGAGGTTATTTAGGTTCTACCTGTAGGGGGCGAAAGAATCCCCCTGCCTGACGACAGCGGGACCCGATTTACCCTCCCCTGTCTAGCGACAGTGGGACCCAATTTTTTGCCCGTAGAACCGGATAGAACCAGCTATACAGTATAAATAGGTAGGAAAACGGCCAACAGGCGATCAGAGCGCCCTGTGATAGCCCTGTGGTGCTCGTTATTGGTCGGATCTGGTCTCAAAATGGATGGATCTGCCCCTGGTGAAGACCCAAAGAGGGCGTTTTCGGGGATCAAAAAGCTCCGCCAGAGTCGTTCCGAGGCGTTTTCGAGCGGAAATTATGCGTTTTTTAGCGTTTTGGCGCTGTTTTTGTGCGTTTTAGTGGCCAAATTGTGCGTTTTTATGGCGTTTTTGGGTAAAAAAATAAGGCCCCAAAGGAGCCTAGAAAGCGGATTGTTATGCGGTTTTCTCCGAGAAAGGGAACGATTAAGGAAACAGGGATCTAGAGGGAGGAAAGTGTAGGAAAGGAGGGGTTTGGAGAAAGGAGAAGAGGAGGTGGGGAGGTGGAAGAAGGAGAAGTGACGTAGGTACGCTGGTTTGTGTTTTGAGAGCCGGGAGTGAGATGGAATAACTGACCCGTTTTCCACGCTCACACGTCATTTTTTCTTTTTAACATGCCCCCTATGCAAACTATTGAAGGTGGTTTGCAAGTAGTGGATTTTTAACGGTATACCGCTATTTTATGGCCTTTTCACCCGCTGATTTTTGGCGCTTTTCTTGCTTTACAGAGGGTATACCAGGCGCTGTTTTAGTTAAAGAAATTTAGGTAAATATATTTAGGTAAATTCTTTTGCGCCTTCGGACCAGCCGACGGCATATTATACGGCGTATAGTATTCACATACAGTCAATACACATGTATATACCACTGTCAAGACACATAGCCACACATATACTATTTGCACTATATTCCTATATTTACCCTTGCACCTATGGGCCCGCCTTCCCGCCTTATAAGTACGCGCGTACATTATATAGCGCGGAAAAAATCCCATGGCTCATATATGCTATTTATTATCAATAACCGCGCTATATAACATATCTATGGCATTTTTTAGCACTTGCGCCTTGCTTGTGTTCTGTTGATCGGCTATAGCTGCAATCTTCGAAGCATATCCCACGGGCAAATATGCCTGGATTCTATCTGTTTTTTCCGCGATATATCGCGCATTTGCCGCTTTTTTGGCCTCATTATATACACGTTTACCCATAATATTTATTATTTGCACCTCATTCTGGCATGTATCAATAGTACATAGATATATGTACATTAACAGAATAATCCGCCGTTGCACCGTCATTTTTTCGGATTTTCAAATTTGCGCGTTTTGTGTATGTTCATAGCTATATGTACGCTGTATAATCATGGTGTACTTGAAACAAACCCCTTGCACCGTTCCAAGTATGTTCATCCGATTTTTCCGCGCCCGGCTTTACATTCCGGGCAACACTCCATTGAACACAAGAAAGGAATATATACTATGACAACTAATTATACCGCCGCCGCCCGCGCCGCCATTGCAGAGCGTAAAGCCATTAATTGCAAAATCTTCACCGCCCACTGTGAAGGCCCCGACTTTACCGCCGCCGCCGCCCGTGAACTCTTTCACTTGTACAGGGATACCGCCGCCGCCCTGATTATGGCAGTGGCTAATTATCGCGCCGCTGTTACTAACAGCCTGACCCCTGACCCCGCGCCTGTTCTTGCCGCCGCCCGCGGTTATTTGGGCAAGTTCGCCCTTGATCGCCGTGCCGCCGCCGCTATGCTTTTTGACGTAGCAAGCGGTGAAACAGACAGCGCCGCCGCCGCCCGTATTGTTACCGCCTTGGCCCCTGTTGCCGTCAATGGCACCGCAAAAGATACCAACGGCGCCCGCCGTGGTACAATCAACCTGAACGCCGATTCTGCCGCCACTTCCACGGTTATGACTGCCTTGGAACAGTGGGCGCTTGACCGTTTGGACGGCGTACAAGCAAGCAATGCCGCCGCCTTGGTGGAAGATAAGAAGGCCCGCAAGGCCGCCCAAAAGGCCGCCCGCGAACAGCGCAAGGCCGAACAGGCCGCAAAAGCCGCCGCCGTTGCCGCCGTACAAGCAAAAGCAAAAGCGCCGCGCAAATCCACCCGCAAGGCAACCCCAAAAGCGCCCGCCGCCACTTTAAGCGCCGCCCGCGCCTGATTTAATCCACCGCGCCGCCCTCTTTGGGCGGTATGGTCCCACGCTGCAAGCGTTCACGCCGCGGGACTGAAAACACAAAAGCGCCCCAAAAAGCGCCGCCGTGTTACTGATTGCAGCACCGCGCCGCCCGGTATAGACGGCAAAAGCACATTGACAATAGAATAAACAGGTTGACACAAAAGCCGGGAACGGTTTATCTGTGCGCCCTGTGCTTAAAAAATGCCGCGGGAACGCGGTGCACGCAAAAGGCCCTGTTTGTTCGCTATATCCCACTTGTTTTACCATGCCGCCGCAAAAAGTGTGCATAAATTCCGCCCGGAAAGTGTACCCTTTGCAGCCTGGCAACGGGGTTTTAATCCCGCGTCAATATGGTAAAGCATTGTAAAGCGCAAAACCCAACTTGCAAAACCTGTATAGGTTACACAAGTGTACATATATAGCGGTTTTGTCGCGGCCCCGTGGTTTAAGCCTTGCACCTCTTGTCAACCCGGAAAGTGTATTCACACGCCGTTATAACAATGGCCTGTTTTTTCACAGGTTAATTATAACATTTCAGCCGGTAAAATGCAAGAGTACAAGCGCCACAAACCCCCGCGCCAAAACAAAACCGCCTTTTATAACCGGGCAAAGTGGGCATGACCACCGCGCCCGGAAAAAGAACGAATGTTTGAATGAATTATACAAAAGAGGTGTACCCAAATGTCACGCAAACACGCAAAACCCGCCGCCAAAAGTGTGGCCGGGTATAAAATGAAAAGCCCGCGTCAATGCACCAGCCCCACGCCCTGGCACGGGTATAACCTGCAAGCCGGGGACATTTACGGGGTTGACCGTGTTGGCCCCTATGTTGCCCGCCCGCATATGTACAAGGGCCAAATGATTTTTATGCGCCCTTGCCGTGGGCAAAATGAATCTTTTTGGGTACCGTTCCGCGCAACCGCTGAAACATCCGAACACGTTGCCGAAATTCTCAAGCGCTTCCCCATGACCCCGCCGGAACACGCAACGGCGGAATACCGGAAGGCCCTGGCAGCCTATCGCGCCGCCAAAATGAAAGCTCTTGCCCCGCGTTTCTTTGCCGCCCAAATGCAGGCCGGTGTGATCCGCAAAAATCATTTCAAGTTCAAAAGCCGTCAGCATGGTAACTGTCACGAATACCGCCTTGCCACTCTCCTGGCCTATGGCGATAAAGTGGAGATTAACGGCCGCCGCGTTGCCGTCACGGATAAAATCGGTTTGTATCTTGACGGCGGTGCGTTCTAAACCGCCACTATGCCCGGAGTTGGTAGGCCGGGGGAAGGAAGCATCCTACCACCATTTTCAAAAGCAAATTAAAACCATGAAATGAAAGGAAGCCCCATCATGAAAAAGCTAACAAAACTTCTTGCCCGCTTCACCCTGTTCAGCGCCGCCGCGTGCGCCATTCTCTTTGGCCTTCCCGCCCTGGCCATGTGCCACCCCTTCATTCTGCTGGCCGTTTCCCTGTCCGTTTTGATTCTGGCCGTATATGCCACCCACAAACCGGCAGCCAACCCCAAAGCGGCAAAGCACCGCACCGCCACCCACCGCAAAGCGGCCTGACCCAACCATTCCATTATGAATATCATGAATATTTTTGACCCAGAACAAACGTCTTAGCCATTCCGGTTAGGGCGTTTTCTTGTGGGCCAAAACCACAAACAGCCCCTCTTTGCACGCCCAAAGCAGTACATAGCAAAGGAGGGATATTTTGAAAGTTGTTTGTGAATTATGGACCGGTTTGCCAGGAGAACCCAAAGAACTTCTGACAAAGTACGAAGCCGAAAACCAAGAGCAGGCGGACGAGTATAAATCTCTGATGATTCAAACCTGTCTGCAAAGCTATAACCCCGCCCTTTGGGAATTTCGTTTCGTTCCGCAACCGGTCTGACCCGCACCACGCCTTTGATTCAATCGTCAAGGGCGTTTTTTTCATACCTGCCACGCTATCTTTGGCGTTACAGATAAATTGAATCGGCTTTGCCAATGAAAGGAAGTCCCCCAAATGAAACCTCGCCGCATTTTCTCCGCCCTTCTTCTCTCCCTCGGCCTTATCCTCCTGACCTTCGCCGCCACCTGCCGCCTGGTTATGACCAACATCCAAATTGATTATGACCCGTCCAGCCCCGCAACCGTCACCCTCACCGTCTTCGGCCAGTCGGATGAATACGCCCTGGCCATTGATGCCGATTGAATCCCCTGCAAAGAAACATGAAATGAAAGGAAGTACCCAAAATGTTGAACTCTCTTTATGCCCTCGTCCTCACCGATTCCCTTCACTTGCCCACCATCATCGGCTATTTCAATACCCGTCCCGCCGCCTGTCAAGCCCGCCAGAGTGCCCACGCCTGGCTGAAAGGTGAATCCCAGTCGGTCGAAAGCCTCAAATGCTTTTCCGCCGCCGCAATGAACATTCTTGACCAGTGCTGCACCGCAATCGAAAAGAATCCCGCGCACTATATAGACTTGCGCGTTAAGCCTGTCGATGACCTCTCTGACCCCGAAACAACCCCGTTCCGCGTCTATTATGAAACCGCAACCGGCGACCGTTACTTTACTGTTCTGGAAACCGTCACGGATCTTTGCGCTTCCCGTATCGTGTCCCACACCATTCCCAACTGCAACATTGTTCTTGTTGCCTTCCCGGATGAACATGTTGAAACCGTTGGCTATACGGAAGTCAAGCCGGAAATGCTGGACGCCCTCGCCAAGCGCCAGCCCAAACCCACCGCCGCTTCCCTCGCTGAATTCGCCAAGCTGGCCGAATCCGGCACCATCACCCGCAGCCAGTTTGAAACCTTTGCCTATCACGCCGTCAACTCTCCCCTGCCCAATGAAAACTTCACAGACCTCAACGCGCTTGCCGATACCCTCCGCAAGGCCCTGGATGAAGGCACCCAGATTATTCTCTGATTGAAAGGAATCCCGCAATGAAACTGCAATACCACAAAATCCGTGGCGTGGATAAGTCCGTCTGTACCGCAGAGCAGAAAATCGCCTATAACATGGCCTCCCGCATCTATGGCGATATCCGTTTTGCCAAAGCCTGGCAGCAGCATGATTCCGGCAAGGTTCCCGCCTTCCTCCAGAATGATTGGGAATCCAAAGCGATCCGGGAGTATTTTGTCATCTGGCACCGCGATTATAACAAGGCTTCCGCCCATTACAACGAAGACGCAATCTTCAGTGCCCTGCGTGCCGGCCTGCATGATTTTATCTGCCACAACGGCCCCATCCTTACCACCTATAAAGAAGTCGGCCAGGCGTTTCCCGCCCACTATCTCTAAGCTCCGCTTCTACAGCGCCGCCAGATGAAAGGAAGTACCAAAATGATTGTTATAAAAGACAACCAACGTCTCTACGCAACCTCCTGGGAGTATAACTCCGCCCGCATCCCCAACACTTACGATGACGGCTACCACTTTGAAAACATCCCCGTCAAAGAGCGCCGCCTCAAGATTGATTTTTGAACGTCAAAGCGCCGCTACCCCATTCATAACAATACAGTCTGCTAAAGAAAGGTCGAACCAAAATGAAAACCAAAACCCGCCACCCCTTCAACCTCCAGTCCGAACTCTCCCGCCTGGAACTCAACGGTGCCTGCTCTTACGATGGCAAGCCCCTCATCCTCCTGGAACAAGCCTACTGCTCCTATGATTGTTATCACGGTATCGCCCAGTACGTTGCCACAGCCATCTGCCCCAACGAAATCGCCAAGGACTTCACCGCCCCGTGCTATGTCGTCACCTGGCCCATCATCCGCCCCTCTGCCGAAAACGAAGAGGACGCCTGCGATTGGTCCACCCCAGACGGCCTCACCCCCAATGGCGAATATGATCTGGAACGCCGCTATTATTACTGATGTCCAACATCTTGTACTGGCATATCACAACGTTTGGTTGTATGATTCAATCATAAGCCAAACCGCAAAACAAAATTATTTCTCCGTTTCCACCAAACTTTTCAAGTAAAAATTCGCATAAATTCTATCATCCTGACAAATCTTGTGAACAAATTGTAAATTCAAAAACGAATCCGCAAGCCACAAAGCTGCGCAGCATGAAAGGAAGTACCGCCCCATGTCTACCCAAATTCTCAACCTCACCCCGCACGAAATCAACATTGGCACTGTCTCCATCAAGCCCTTCGGCGTGGCTGCCCGCGTCTATGTTGAATCCATCTCCGATGGCGGATTCACCACCGCTTCCGGCGCAACCATCCCCACCTCCCACTCTTACTATGGCGATGTCGAAAACCTGCCAAACCCCATGCCCAATACGATTTACATTGTCAGCGCTCTTGTTGCCTCCCGCGTTCCCACCCGCTCCGATGTCTTTTACCCCTGCTGTATGGTCCGCGATACCCAAGGCCGCGTCATCGGCTGCAAAACCCTCTGTTGTGCCGCCGCTCCCGTCCTCGCCGCTGTGCATTAACCTGCGGTGCAAAACGAATACTTACCCCCAAAGCCCTGCCTACCCGCAAGGCTTTTTTCTTTTGCTTCTGAAAAATTTCAAAGAAAGAAAGGAACCTTACCATGCCTTGTCAGCAATGGGAGTATCTTGAAAGCTGTATCTCCCCCAGCGTTCTCACCCGTTACCCTGTTTCCAGTTATTACTTCTGCAATATCCCTCTTCACAAATATGAATCTCTCCGTCGTGCCTTCTATGACGAATTCAGTTGGTATTTTCGGTCGCAGAAATACCGTGTCGCCCTGAAAGAATGGCTGCTTCACACCCACGACCTCCAATTTGAAACCAAACCGCAAAAACAGTGTGAGCTGCTTCACAAGTGGTTCCCGCTGTCCCCTCTCGCTCTTTCCTATGACCCTTCCAAGGATGAAGAATACACCTCCCACTATTACGATGAAATGTATGATGCCTTGTCCAGAATTTTTTCTATGGCACAAGAACACTACCAGAAAGAAGGAACCACACATGCCGCAGAATGATATTGAACTCAAAGAACACTACTCCCGCATCCTCGATGAAGCCATTGCCAAATTGAAAACCCACAACGGTTGGTACTATTACCCCAAGAATAAACTGGCACAGTGCCTGGCGCAAGAATTTGATGCAGCCGCCGATGCTCAGGATTTTCCTGTTGCTCTTCCCGTCCGCAATGTGATTTCGTACAGCCTTACCGCATTCAAAGAGTATGTCCGCCTTGGCTGCTGCTATCTCAAGTCTTTGTACTCTCACCCAAGTCTCACCCCACCTACGATCTATATGGCCGGCCGCCATTATTGTGCCATAACCCTTCACGATGATTCTTTCAACAGCAATCTTTCCTTGGAAACAATTTTTGATGACCCGCTTGCCCACTCCCTCTTTGTCATCGGCTGTTACAACTTCTTCCACGAAAACGCACAACCTCTTCCTCAACCCAAAGTTGAACCTCCGGTAACTCTCCAGTCCGCCACTACCCTTGCCGCTCCTCCCATCGCACCCACCATTCCCCTCACCAAAACAAACACCGTTTCCTGTTCCGTCACCAAAACCTGCGCCGCCTATAAACCCGTACCCCAGAGTCCCGCAAAACCGTAACACAAGCGCAAAACCCGTTCCCCTTCCAAACGCCGGACGCACCGCCCTCTTATATATCTATCTTTATCTTTTTATATAAACGCTATTGACGTGCTGTTTTCAGCCCGATTTTGAACCTTCCTAGTCGTATTGACACGCAATTTTTAGGTCGTTTTGGAACATTGCTTTTACTAACCCACCACTTTACCGGGTTTGTACCGCCAAAAAACGAACATATTTTGTCATCGGCCATGCAACATTCTCACCGCATCAAGCAACATTTTTACGGCTTGAACATTTGCGAAAACTTGTATATAATCAAAATCACAAAGTCACCCGCCAGCATGAAACCGCATCCCTCTCAGCGCCCCACACAGCCCCTACAGGCTGTGTTTCCTTGTAGCCATGCAGTTTCTCACCCGTTTTCTTCTCGTTTCTCATAGCGCATCCCAGCCTTATTATAATTTGTTCCCCGCCCTGCCCCGTCTGGCAGGTTTTATTTCACCCTGTTATTTACAAGTTTTCACAAACAAAAGGAGTTGACCCCCATGTACATCATCATCCCCACCCACGGCCATTACGAAATCCGTGACGGTCCCACCTTCATCCAGTCCGCCGATACTTACCGCGAAGCCTGGCATGAACTCGCTTCTCTCATCAATTCCCCAACCTAGGCAACCGTGCATTCCGCACTTGCAAATATTTTTTACATTGGCTACACGCCAAAGAAAGGACACACATTATGTCTACTGTCAAAATTAACGAAACCACTTTCTCTATCACCTCCGCCCTGACTATGGCCCAGCTCAAAACCCTTCACACCAAGGCTCCCCAGGCCCTGCAGCTGACCAAGCCCGGCAAAAAGTCCGGCGATGACGATGAGATCATCTTTGCCATTGCCCCGTCCGCCAAGCAGAGCATGTCCACCTACGGCATCTGCTTCGCCAAGTCCGCCTTCGGCACCGACAATGCCATCTACGTTGAGGACCTGCCCGCCGACCTCGAAGACATCACCAAGGCCAAGGAGCATGTCGCCGAGCGCATCGGCTTCGCCAAGAAGCACCTGGATGAAATCGAAACCCAGGCCGCTGCAACCCTGGCTCAGCTCAAGGCCGACCACGATGCCATCATCGCCGGCATTGAAGTTTCCACCCCGGCCGCCCAGACCACCCCGGAAAACGAAACCGCCGCCCAGTAACCAAAACGGCCGGCACTCGCCCCCACAACAAGCAGCCCGGCCATGATTTTTCTTCCCTAATCCACAATCCAACACAAAAATATTTCATCATAAGGAGATTTTTCACCATGATTAACGTCACTATCGTCGATAACCTGCACCGCAACACCTACCCCGTTGACCCCAACACCACCCTGCGTTCCGTCCTGGAAGCTCATGATGTCGATTACACCACCGGCCAGACCAAGCTGGATGGTTCCTCTCTGGCCGCAGGCGATCTGGATAAGACCTTCGCGGACTTCGGTATCGCGGAAAAGTGCTACCTGGTCAACATTGCCAAGCAGGATAACGCCTGATTGATTCCGCTCCGGTGGTGTCTCTTCCCCCACCGGGGTGCTGCCTTACAGGAACAGCCTCCACGCGGCGGGCAGCGGGCAACGCAAACGCGGCCAATCGTTCCAAATCTAATCAGAAAGGAAAAATGAATCACCATGCCACTCCCCAATTATACCGATATTCTCAACACCATGTCGCCCACCATCACATGGCAAGACAACACCCCATGCCGCACCACTTTCAAAGTAATTTTCACCAAGGCTCTGGCCTGCACGGTTTACCCCCGCCTCACCGCAGGCAATACCCTTGCCATCCTTGGCGATGATTCCGGCTTGCAGCCTTCCCCTAACCCGAATGAATCCCTTCTGTTCTTCGTTACCGATAAAGCCACCATCCCCGATTCCATCCAGGAAGTCAAGGATATCGGCGCTTATCTCTCTGATAAGTACAAAGTTTATCAGGATGCAGCCGCCCGTATCACCATCGTTCAGTCCCAGCATGAAGGCAGCCTCTTCAGCAGTGTTTTTCACCAGCGTGTTGCCTCGGCCATGCCCCGCCTGCTGCCCTGGCTTTTCAAGGACCACCCCCTCACCTCCGATGAACTCGCTTACCTCCGCGCCCTCTCCACCCCGGATACTGGCTCGGAAACCCTCGCCCGGATGGCGGAGCCTCTTTATAACAAAACCGATCTGCCCTCCAGGGCCGTAGATAAAGCGATTGAATCCCTCTTCAAAGGTACCATTGACCGCCGTAAAGCGGATCTCAAACGCTCTATTGAAAACCTTTACCGTGAGCTGAAAGAAACCCGCGCCCGTATCTCGGAAATTTTTACCAACATCACCAGCATCAACTGTGAGCTGACCGGCCTTGACTCCAAAGATGAATCTACCTTTATCACGGAACTCAAGGATTATCTCCACACCCAAAAAGGTATTTCCGTCGATACTGACGATGGAGCGCTTCTCCTCACCATCACCACCTTCCTCTCCAACTATGACCCGGATGATGTTGAAACCTTTATCTTCAACAGTGACCGCCCCTATCAGGATCTTACCGGCGAAGAAGAACACGATGTCCGCATCCTTTTCCGGGCTGTGTTCATTGACCATATCTTCAAAATCAAACTCGCTGCCACCTATAAGCTTAATTACAACTGCCATGTCACAGCCATGTCCGATGAAATCAATATGAGCGTTGTTCAGGCTGTTCCCAACCCTCACATCAATCATCACTCCTGCCTCGGTAACTATGAACCCATGCTGGAGGATGCCGAGGATCGCCGAGATTTTCTTGCTGCCATTGCTATCTGTCAGCAGAGCGCCAGCAGCATGAACCTCGTCGAAACCATCTCCACCAAATATTTCTTTGATGATTTCGCTACCGCCTATCACACGGATATCCCCGTCATCCTGACCGCTACCGGTGAATCCATCACCCCCAAGCAGGCCATTGAACAGCTCAAATCCGCAAACGATTCCGTTAAGGAAGGAGAATAACCATGCAAGTTATCCGCATTGATCAGACTGCTCTGGATGCCGCCATCGAACTCTATCGCCAGCAGCTCCTCACCGGCTCTATCAAACTCGCCAAAACCAAAGCAAAAGATAAAATCAACATCAATTTTACCGCCGATGCCTGGGCCAAACAGTCCCGCCTCATTGATGATTTTACTTCCGAGGTCGCCTGGCACGGCCTCATGCGCCAGCTCTCCCCTACCGAGTATGAAATCTATGATATCCTCGTCTACCCCCAGCAGGTCACTGGTGTCACCGTCGAAACCGACCAGGATAAATACAACGACTGGCTGCTCTCCCAGCCCGATGAAACCTTCAACAACATCCGCTACCAGGCCCACAGCCACGTCAACATGTCCACTTCCCCTTCCGGCGTTGATGACGAAAACGAGTCCAAAATTGTCAATAAGCTCAAGGGCAATGATTTCTACTTCTTCATGATCTGGAACAAGCGCGGCGAGTTTACCGCCCGCCTGTATGACTACGCCGCCAACAAAATCTACGATAAAGACGATATCTCTGTCACCTACACCGATACCCTCTCCGATTTTGCCGCCACCGCTCAGTCCCTTGTCACCAAGGCTCTGCCTGTCTATTCCGCAGCGCACCCTCCCGTCAAGCCCACCGGCGGCACCGTACCCCACGTCTTCTGGGATAACGCCGCCCGCTGCTGGATGGACGATGACGGCAATTATTATGACCACTACCCCACCTATTACGACTATCACACCAACGGAGGTGCCTTATGAATCTTGCCAAAAGCCTGGATGTCTTCTCCCCACATGATGTCAAGGGCCGCATCCACATCATTGGCTGCGGTTCGGTCGGCTCCACCATCGCAGAGCTTCTTGCCCGCTATGGCCTGACCAACTTCACCCTCTATGATTTTGATACAGTGGAAAAGAAAAACATCGTCAACCAGATGTTCTTTGACCCTCAGGTCGGCCAGCCCAAAGTGGAAGCCCTCCGCGATATCCTCTGTGCCATCAACCCGGAAGCCAAAAATGATATCCGTCTGGAACCCTCCGGCTGGAACGGCCAGCCTCTCTCCGGTTACGTTTTTCTTGCCGTGGATAACATCGAGATCCGCCAGAAAATCGTGGATGCCAACCGCTTTAACACCTTCATTAAAGCCATGTTTGATGTCCGCACCGCCCTCTTTGATGCCCAGCTCTACGCCGCCGATTGGTCGGACCCCAACCAGGTCAAGGAATTTCGCGCCACAATGAACTTCACCCACGCCGAAGCCACCGCTCAGGTCCCCGTTTCGGCCTGCGGCACTACCCTCGGCGTTGCCCCCACGGTTCGCGTTGCCGCCTGCTATACCGTCACCAACTTCCAAAACTTCATCAAAAAAGGCGAGCTGATCCACACCGGCCTCTCCGCCCCCTTCAACCTCCAGGGTGAATCCGCTTTCCTCGGTCTGTAACCCTGTCGTCTTAGCGTTTCATTAAATTTCGTTTGTGTTGTATACTGTAAGCTTTTTTCGCTTCAGGCTCTTCGGTCATATCCAAGAGCACGAATTTGTTACCCCGACCCACCCCGCACCAAATCCTGGCCAGGCGGACCTCGCGAAGGACTCCCGACTAGAACATCGCAGTCGCCGAGCCTTTTTAGTACCGATTGGTGGAAAACTACTAGGTCCAATCCACACATACTGAACCCACAAAGGTTGCAGTAACCCAAAAGGTGCGTCCAAATCAGGAAGCCATCGCATCAACCAGAGTTACAATCTTGCTCAGCCCCACGAGATCGTGCAGCAGCAGCTTCCATCTCCCATCAGAACACAAACATAACCCTCACATAAGGAGCACTCACATGGTTTACATCACTTATAACTGCCCGGAACGTTTCCGGGAAATGACGTTTGAAGAACTCCTCCGCGGGGATTTTAACCTCGCCAACCTTTCCACTGGCGGCCACGGTGCTACCCGTACCGTCATCTGTAACAAAGTTCCTCCCCGCATCATGCGCATCACCAAGGTGGAGCAAATGATCCTTCAGCTCCAGGCGTTCAACCAGCAGTATGAATCCCTTCGCCTTACCACTCCCCGTTCCAGCCTGTACAACCATTTTTCCATCCCCAAAGCTTCCGGCGGCCTCCGCTGGATCGATGCCCCCAACTCCGACTTAATGAAAGCCCTCAAGGAACTCAAAACCCTCTTCCAGTCCTGGATGTTTGCCGACCACCACACCTGCGCCTTCGCCTATGTCGAGGATCGCAGCGTCCTTTCCGCCGCCAAACGTCACCAAAAGTTCAATGCCTGGTGGTACGCTCACTTTGATTTCCACGGCTTCTTCCCCTCCACCACGCCGGAGTTTGTCCTCTCCCAGTTTGAACTCATTTATCCTTTCAACCTCATCCTCGCCAGCCCCACCGGCCACGCGGAGCTGCTCAAAGCCCTCGATCTTTGCTTCCTCAACGGAGCATTGCCGCAGGGCACCCCCATCTCCCCGCTCATCACCAACATTATGATGATTCCCTTTGACCACGCCTTCGCCAAGGCCGTCAATCATTTTGAATCCGGCAAGCATAACCCGGACGGAACCCCCATCACTGACCGCCTCTGCTACACCCGCTACGCCGATGATATCATCGTCTCCTGCAAGGTTATCTTCAATTTCCATGCTGTCGAGCGCCTCATCGTCCAGCTTCTCTCTCAAATGAACGCTCCTTTCACTCTCAATGAAACCAAAACCCAGTTCCACTCCCGCGCCGGCCGCAACTGGATTCTTGGCGTCATGCTCAATAAGGATAACCAAATCACAGTCGGCTACCGCAAAAATAAAATCTTCAAAGCCACCATTGATACCTACTTCCGCGATAAACAAAAGGGCAAAAAGTGGCCGGATGAAGACCTTCAGTCCTTCCAGGGCAACATTACCTGGTTCAAGGATGTCCAGCCCGATACCACCAAATACATTATCCAAAAGTATAACGCCAAATACGGCCTTGACCTTGAATCCTGTATCAAGGCCGATCTCGCCCCGCCCAGCGTAACCGCATAATCCCAAAAATCAATTTGTTTCAAAGGTAAAGTTTCGTTTTGATTTTATTTCAAGTCAAAGCCAAACACCCTCCGGTTATATCCGAGGGTTTGAATTTGTCCCCCTGTCCCACCCCCCTGGCCACGATCCACTCGCGTCGCAGCAGGGACTGCATCCAGTCAGTGCATCCCAGACACACGATGGCTCGCCTCACAGCACATCAGAAAGGCCGGGCCAATGCCCCAGTCTTCAACAAAATAAGCGAGCAACATCGGCGGCAGCCCCAATCAAAATCAGAAGATCAGTCATCACCATCATCCGGTTCCGGTGGCTGCCTCCCATCAGCTTTCACAAATTGATTTTTATTTTATCTCCATTCCGCCCCATGGTTCCGGGGCATTCCCAGGCGCTTCAGCTGTTTCTTTCCTTTCTTAGCAGCTCGTTGCGCCCCCTGTTCGTGCGCCTGGTAAACGCACGGTCATGGTTTTACTTTCCTTTCGCTGGGCCTCCGGCCATCCCAATGGTTGGAGCGCCTGGTAATACCCCGGAACCCGCTCACACAATGAATTCAGGTAATTTTTATGAAACTTATCTCCCCCGGCTCACGGGTCAAATTTTTTACCGTAGGACCCGTTATCGGCCATGATCACAATCCCATGAAAACTAAATTTCAAATCATCTATCTCTCTGGCACCGTCCACGAAGATAACGGCAACCGCGTCACCGTCTGGACCGATGATTCCCGCACCTTCCACGTCCCCCATGAATATATCACCGAAATCCAGGACCCCAACGATCCTTTCACTTATAAGTCCCCCAACACCGTACCTTCACCAACCGTTTCTTTTGATGAAATTATTTCCGCCCTCTAATTCATACAGGTGATTCTTATGGACCCTTATTACATTCAACCCGGCACTCCCGTTTATTTCAAATATACAACGTTTAGCAATCTACCGAGCACATGTACAGGCTATCTTACTTTCCACGGCTTTGTCAAATCTGATACTGGCTCTAACGTCGCAGTTGCCGTTCCCAGTATGAATTACAAAACATTTGTCACCACCCATTCCGCCCTTACTTATGACGATACCCCCGAAGCCGTCACCCCCGCTCCTCTCCCCACTCCTTCCATCTCTTTTGATGAACTTATTTCTCAAGGCAGGTGATTCCTCATGACTCCTTTCCTCCCCGGCTATGAACCTGGCACCTGGGTCGAGATCGTCTCCGGTCCGGAAATGCTCTGCTCCCTCCAGTATGCTTACGGCACCACTTTCACCCTCACCGATTCTCTCCCCTATGAGCCTATCCTCGGCAAGCAGGGCAAGATCGTTGCCATCCTCGGCAAATCCGGCCTCCTCCGTCTCTACTTTCCTCACAGCGATTCCTACCACATCATCCCGCCCAGCATGATCTCCCGCACTATCCCCGCTCCGTATCTCAGCTTTGATTCTCTTATCGCAAACCTCTAACCCTATCACAGAAAGGAAACCTACCATGAATCCTACCTATAAAGTTGGCGATGTTGTCCAAATTATCTCCGAAGAAGAAGTTCGTTCCCATCCTACGGATGATTGCGGCAATTTTATTCTTATTCCTTCTATTTACGGCGCAAACGATTCTTTTCACAGAGATAAACTTCCTGTTTGCGGCTGTCCGGCTGTCATTACCCGCATTTCCAAAGGCAGTGGAAGGAACCTATACGATCTCACCCCTCTCTTCGCTGAAGATAGAACCGTTTTTAACTGGAATGACTGGTTTTTCTCCGCCGCTGAATTTCACCCTCGTGTCGTTTCTCCGCCTCCGGTTTCTTCCATGTCCTTCGATGATTTGTTGAAAGGAGTTGCGCAATGAATTTCCCCACCTACCCCGTTGGCACCCTCGTTCAAATCATTTCTGCCGCAGAGTTTGACGTTCTTCCCAAAGATTATGATGGCTATGCGCGGTTTCTTGATCCCTTTCCTAATGGTAAGGCAGATTATATGTCCCCTAAACGCCGTTCTCTTTGTGGCAGCATCATGCAAATTGATCGTGAATATAGCATTTCTGGCTTTTACTTCTTAAAACCCTACGATCTCTCCACTGCTGTCGATCCCTCCGCCGCTGCCAGATTCTCTTGGAACACCGAACTTTTCACCCCCAATGAATTCCACCCTTATGATACCCCGGTTCCCGTTTTTCCTGTTTCCTTTGACGATTTCCTGAAAGACCTGCTAATAAAAGTCAAGAGGTGATTTGATAAAAATGCTAAAATCCGAGTCTCCAATCAGAAACGTAACTCAAACAAGCC